ACCCCTTAAATAGATTTTGGTTATTTACCATGTCTACTTAAGAGGTATCATATCATTAATTGCCGTCTGTTAATTTTTTATATTTATTTGATTTATATTGATAACCAGTTAGATTCTGGTTTTGCAATAAGACGAGCATTATTATATGCCATATCAAGTGTTAAACATGTGTGACCTTGATATGAATTGTCTTTCTTTGTTACAGCAATTGCTATATCAGGTTTATTGTCTGACATTAAACATAAAGGTAATAATAACTGAATTTTTCCTTCGTAGTATTGTGGAACTGCAAGTTTATAATTAGCAGATACTTTCTTTTTCATTGAATCTAATGCGCCATTTAAAATATTAATCTTATTAGCACTTTTAAGAAATTCTTTTGGCAATCGTTGCTTATTTCTTTCATCATCAAGTATATGAGTATAATGTACATCAATTGGATAATGCCAGTCAAATAAAAGTAATTCTGGTTGTTCAAAATAATTTGCCCTTTCAGGTCTTTCTGTTATACCAATACGTCCAAGTTCATATCCTGTAAGAAATTGAATTTCTGTACCAGACTGATATGCATATATTTGATCATAATACTTATTGAATAAACCTGTGTTAAATAATGCATAATCTTGACCTATTGTTATTTTCTTATCAGATGTTAATTTATCATGGGTTTTTACTATATAGTTAGCAAGAATCCCTTTATTTGGATATGTTTTATTTGACCAATTTTCATAATCAGCTTTTTGTGAAAGTTGCTCGGTATATTTATTCCAATTTACTTGAAAATATGACATATATTCTGCTCCTTTTGTATTTTTAAATGCTTCTGTAAGTATATCATATTTTCTTGATTCATGGAACGGGAAAATATCTGTATCATCTGGCTTGTACAATTTAAATGGATATGATTCATATTCTTGTGATTCAAGTGGTATATATTCTCCTTGTAATTTCGTACATGCTTTTATATAAGCTTTTTGTGGTGTATCAGCATAAACAAAATAAATGTAATCATATGGTTCATAACAATATGCTGCTGTTGTTGGTATTAAATATGTATTCATTTGTAAACCCTCCTTAGAAATGTGATTTATACAATTTTATATTCTCTTTTTTAAATTTGTTCTGATATAAAATTCTTTACATGGAATATAAGGAGAAAAATGTATGATTTTGAGTCTATTTTGGATTTTTATATGTCAGGTGGCTAGTTGTTAGGGTAGAGGGTAAAAATTGAAATTTGAGCTGTGAGAGTGGATTTTTTATATAGGTGTGAGAATTAATAATATTGTTTATAGTAAATGTGTGTGAATGTATATAGATAGTTAATGTAATTTTGAGTGATGTAAAAAATTGACCTTGTATTTTGAGCATTTAGGTGGGTGAAAATGATTTTAGGTGTTATTGGTAGGGTGAAATGAAAACGCTGTGTATTGGCGAGATAGAGGTTTTAGATGAGAGATGGGATTTTTTAGCATAGTTATAGTGGAGGTTTTGATGATTTATATTGAATTTTTGGTTGTTTTTGTGATGTATATAGATGTTTTTTTGTTTTTAAGTGAGGTTTTTATGTAGCCCCGTATTATAGATGAGAGAAGATAAAATATAATTTTAATAAAAATGACAGGTGTTTCACCTGCCATTAATTATAAATTATTTCCTATTTGGATTGATTATCTTATGACTTTTCATATTTCGTTCTTTGCTATAATTGCATAAATTGTACTGAGTTCCTTCTCTAAGTCTTCTTTGAACTGTTTCGATAGAACAATTTAATTTTTGAGAAATCTCATCTACAGAATATCCTTTATTCCATAAATTACAATATTTTTTAACTACGTTATTTGTAGCAAATTTTCCACATTCGAATGCTGATATATTTGAAAAATCTATAAAAGTTAATACTAATTTTGCTATATTGTATTAATTGTTTTGATCTCTTGCATCTATGACATAATACGTTAATCCATTTTTTATAGCTGTATCATATTTTAATTTATCCGATGATATACATTCAAGGTATTGTTGTTCTGCTGATTTTTGTTCTCGATTTGAATTTTTAGTTGGTTCATAATGTTGTATTCCATTTATTTCTATAATTGTATTATATTTTGGAAGATAAATATCATACCACCTATTTTGCAACCATTCAAATTCCTTTTGTACTTCAAAATCTATTTTTGCTTGTATGAATATTGAAAATATAAATCTCTCTGTCCATGAGCTACGAATGCCACAGACAGGACATGAAGAAATTCTATCTTCACGAGTTTGATATTTATATCCACAACACAAACATTTAAGTTTATATCCTCTTGTTGTTTCATAGTTTTTAGTTGCTTTAACAGAAATTCTGGTTTGTTCTATCACTTTTGATTTCTGAAAATCTTTATCAATAATATCTCCAATTTTATATATATAATTGCTGTTATTTTTGTTTTTATTTAAAAAACTTGGAATTTTAAGTTGCAAAAGATTAGACGTAGATGTTGTCATGATGTTGTCTTGATATTGAATAGTTACGAGATTATTACGATTAACAGATTTATAATCAATTATTTTGATTGTTCCAGTTAAGTCATCATATTGGAACGGTAATTCTTTCCCAATATTTTCTTTCCAGTTGAAGTGTCCTTTATTATTTCCTGATGTGTATTTTATAAGATTGGCAGTATCTAAGTATTTTATCATATAAATTCTCCTTAAATAAAAATTATTTTTGTTACATTTATTTATTTTTTTTGAATGAATTTTTATTAAAAAACGATATCGTGAAAAGTATTGAATTTTATGGGAGTTTTAAATTTTGAATTAGATTTTTTGAAATTTAGAAAATTGAAAAATAGGGTGATAAATTGAAATAATGCTTTGTTTATAAGTGTTTTAACGATAAGGTATACGATAACGTGTTAATTTGAATAAAAATTGAATTTTACCTGGTTTTATTGGGATTTTGGAAGATATCGACAAGGTAAAATTTTGAAGAAAGTCTGTGGAATAACCAGCTAAGCGGATGCTACCAAAATGTGACTATCATTTTAGTTTTAAGTACCCCCTACATATAAAAATAATAGCTAATAGATATATATTAACCATTCTTTTTACTGGCACTTTTGAGCAAACCTATGTAGTTTTTAAAACTATGTCATGTGGTTTGATATGCTATGTGATATCATTTTGATATCGTTTAAAAAAGATTTAAAATATTTAAAAATGATACTTGACTTTTGACAAGATTAAGTATATTATAATAGACAAGTCAAGCGGATACATAAAAGTCAATTAAAAAAATTTTTAAAATACCACTTGACAAAAGTCAAGCAAACCTTTATAATCGAAAATGTCAAAAGGGCATAGAAAAAATCAATCTTGATTGATTTTAGATTTTTTCAAAAAGTCCTTGACAGATTTCAAGCAAGGGCTTATACTTGCATTAAGTCAAGCGGATAACACTTGACAAGCTCCAACTTATAGCAGACATGAAGGGTTGCAACCTTCCGCACTTTGAATTAAAAAGCGGTGTAAATGCTCCAACATCCACACCGCCAGGACTTTAAGAATAAAGCCATTCACATTCTTTATTCTATCACGATTCAGTGAAAAAGTCCACATGTTTTTACATCTACATAACGATTGTTTGACGGTTTGACGGTTCAAACCTGATGGCATAGTGGGTTATTGTAACCTACGCACTTTGTAGATTTGTTCTTTGATAACTTAATAGGCGTAAATCGGTAATACGATTTTTTATACACGCTACCACGCAAGTCGATTGTTGGCTCAATCTGATACTGCCTTCTATAAGTGCACCCTAAATGTAGAAGTAGGTAAGTGTAAAATACGGCAAGTGGTGTATGCCTTGAAATGTTTAAAAACGCTAAAAAGTTATACATAGTTAGAAGGTACAAAAGTGTAATCTGTTAAAGCTCGTACTATATTCACTGTCCTATGTGCAACGACTGTATACTACTATATAAATATAGCAAGTACAGTTTATAACGATGACCTCTCATAAAATGGGTGCCAGAATAGGATATATGTATATTCATAAGTATATCAGGATGCGTTTGAGCTAAATAAGCGATGCATAAACACTTAGCAAGTATGTAGTTATAATTAGTCGGAATGGATAAAACGAACGAGATAAACACATGAGACACTAATTTTGTACCTTTTATAGTGTGTATAACACTACAATCATAACTTTAAATAATTTTGCACCTATGCGTTAAATAGGAGAAGGAGCAATTATGGCTAAAAATCAGATTAATTTCTCAAAAATGAGTAAGGAAGCAACAGCACAATTAAAATCTTTTAAGGAATCAGCACTTGCAATAGCAGTAGAAGATTTACGCTTTAAAGCAGAGATAAAGCCTCTCAAAGCACAGTTAGAATCTATTCTTGCAAACCGTCAGAATGATATTGACAATGGTATGAATGTTGATGAAGTGGTTGCTAAGTTTCCACGGATAGAAGTAGATAATAAAATTCGCCAGGCTGAAACTGCACATAAAGCTATTGTTGAACCACTCACAAAGTCTATGAAAGAGACTTATATTTTTATTCCTGATGGTATGCATGAAGCCTATACTAAAAAGATTAATGAGCATAAGCGTGGTGACTTTTTGGAAGCAATCAAGCAGTTTCTTGTAAATCTTGGTATTGAAGATTGTTCTCAGGCTCAGATTAGCAAACTTGCTGAGAATATGTCAGATATGTTTGGTGCAAGATATGCTCAGAGTAAGAAGATTGTCAATGATAATACACTTGTAACAGCTATCAGCAAAGCACAGTTTAGCAAGCTTTTTATGGCTGTATTCTGTGAAATGTATGTTAAATAAGCAACTTGTAAACACGCAATAAATCCGCTATACTATAACTAGAAAGGCGGTGGAAGGATGGAAGAAATGAATAACCAGGAAACAATTAAAATTTGTGTGGAAGAATTTTCACGCTTGCAGGAATGGATGGAAATGACAGAAAAGGAAACGCCTTTATATAAGTCAATGAAGGTACGTTATAGAGATTTAAAAGTTATTCTATCCGCTTTGGGTGTGAATGTAACGGAACTTGATACAATAAAAGAATAATGCATAGTTAGAAGGGCAGACAACGCAAAAGTCTGCTCTTTTATAGTGTGCATTATTTTAAACCACACTTGAAAAAAGTCAAATAATATGCTATCTTTGAGCATATGAAGGGAGGTTTAAAAATATATGATAGTATATTATAAACTTGATAAATTATTAAATGAACGCAAAATAACAAAAACGCAACTTTGTAAAGATACAGGAATTAGTACAAATGTTATATCTAAAATAAGTAAAAATGAAGTATTTAAAACGGACACATTAAACCGTATTTGTGAATATCTTTGTGTTCAACCATTTGAAATCATGGAATGGATTCCAGATGCAGAATGGAATGCAAAAGAAATTGAGAAACAAGCTATTGAAGCTCAAATAGCCGAGCTTCAGGCAAAATTAAATCAGATGTAACACTCAAACTGCGTCAAATATAATAACCACACTAACAAAGCACCCAACGCAAAACGCAAAGGGTGCTATTTTTATACCTAAAAAGGAGGACAAAATCATGAAACGCAAATTAATACTCACACTCACGGCACTTGCACTAATTGCAGGTGCTTTTTTAATAGGCAGAAATATGCCTAGTAAATACAAGTACCTCAATCTCGACACTATAACCGAAACAGAAATTTACGGAGATACTATTGTAATTTACACAGACACAGATAGTTACATAATCAACAAATAAGAAGGGAGAATAATACCATGAGTAAAACAAAGTACGATGCAATACGCATCGCAAACAATTATGCTATGACAACACAGTAATTTTCGCAATTAAGAATGCAAAAAGCGAAAATGAAATCTCACGGGTTATGCATGAAGCAAGATTATCACAGGAGGATTAAATCAATGGAGCAATTTAATTTTAGAATCATCAAGTGTGCAAACGGAGCGGAAATTATAGACAATACGCTGTCAACTCCGTACAATTCATTAACACCACTACAGATGATGGATTATATCAATGTAGAAAACAGCCTATATTTTTCAGAAAGGCAAAAGAGATGGCAGAAGGCAGCCGAACCAACAATTATTGGCAAGGTAAAGAATTTTGCAAGGAGGATAATACATGAAGGGATATTATAACGGATTTGCTTATATGGGATTTATACCAAGTATAGGCAAATATCAGCAGTTTGAAAGCGAAAATGCATATAGAAATTATTTAAGGGAAAGAGGTGAAATATGATGACATACGGAGATTTTTATGATATTGCAGAATATGGAAATGCAAATTGGAAAGGTAACTTCACACCAAAGGAAATAGCTTGCTGTGCCTATGATTATCTTGTGGAATTTGAAGTGTCTAAGGCAAAAGAAAAAGTAATGCCTGTTATTCAGGAACTTTGTAAATTACTTGCAGAAGATGGAAGTGAAAAAGCAAAGGACTTGTTATATCAAATAGCAGATGAATTAGGACTAATTGATATAGACTATCAAGATTATCTGGAAACAGATGAATGGCTTGAAAAGTTTAGTAACTAAACGGCAAGCGAAAGCAAGCCGTTATTTTTATACAACAGAGAATATATAAAAGAAAGGAAGTGAGATTTATGCACAATTTTAGAAAGTCAAAGCGAATGCGTGACTTTGATGTGATATTACGGAAGAACGGATATACGCCGACAAGATGTAAGGGAAGTCATTTTGTATATATTAATCGAACAACGCATAGGATAATGCCTGTCAATAAGGATCTAAATGATATGGTAAAACAGAGATTAATTAAAGAATATAACTTGGAGGTGTGAGATGAAAGAAAATCATAGAGAAATATTAGTAGTATCAAATGAAAAAGGTAAAAAATTCTCTCTTATTGAAACAGATAATAATTATATTGTAGCTTGCGGATATTCTGCCTTGGAAAGATGGGGACAGCAGTGGGAACATGGTATATATTATATGTTTTCAAATGATAAAGAAAAATTAGTTGCACTTAATAAAGCAACTGAAAAGCTGTTCGAAAAAGTAAATAAGAATTATATTCCACGGACAAGACTTGAAGAACTTGCGACATTCTTTAAGGACGGACTTATTTCCGATGATAGAGAAAGTGCGTTTGAATTTTTTGAAAATTGTTGTGAGATGACAGATAAAGAGAAAGAGTGGTTTGGTATTGAAGAAGATAGTCCAATAGCAAACACAAAGTTCGAGAATCCTATGTACAACAAGGGCTATGATGATGGGTTCTCCGATGGCGCAAACAGTGTAGAAAGTGAGAAAGAATGAAGGAGAATGATTATGAAATATAATTTAGAATTTAGCGGAAAAGATTGCAATGATGAAAAATATACTATGTTAGGAACAGTGGAAATAAGTGAAAGCAAGTGTTTTCAGTATGGAAATGGCAAGGTAATGAAATTTAATGTTGCTGAAAAAGAGAAGGGATATTCAAACACTAATTCATATGATATTAGATACGACACAAGATATAAAAATGATAAGGAAATAGAATATATAAGGCAGTTCATAAAAGATAATTTTGCGCAGGTTATTGAAACTTCGATTGTTATTAATAAGATAAATGAAAGCATGGATATGTCAACATTTATCAAAATAGGAAACAGAAGAGAAGCCTATAAAGATTATTGTGAGTTTGAGAGTGGTTTTGATGATAACTGTAGAACGGAGTTATCTTATGAAGAGTTTTGTAAAGAACTTAATAAAGGTTATGGAAATTCAGACTGTATACAAATTGCCAGATTATATGAAGATGCGAAAGGAGCTGTTTGGTATGACAATGAATATATATAAAAACATAGGAAAGATTGGAGAAAATAAAATGAAATATGATGATTTCACGAGCGGAGAATATGTAAAAAAAGAAGATGTAATGACATATTTAAGAGTATTTGATTGGACTATGCCAAGAGAAGAATTAATTGAGAAATTTAAAGGCATTTCATCTATTACTCTTAATGACCAGGATATAAACAAAGTAAAAATAAATAAAGTGTTAAATGGTGAATGGAGCAATGATTAATTAGAAATGGATAATTCATAAGGAAAGGTAAAGGTAAAATAATGAGTTTTCAGGAATTTGAACGTAAATACTCTTATCTTTTATCTTGGGAAGATGCAGAGAAAAAGGTAGGACGCAGGTTAGATTGGAATAACAATTTTGATTGTTGTTTATATCATGATTTGTTAGTAGAAGCTGTAAATGCAAAGTAATGCGTGTTTCCTTGAATTGGAGGTTAAGGTAAATGAATAGAATTGATGAAATTATTTATAAAGAGACACAGAAGGCAGCTTATGAAGAACAGTGCGAAGAGGAATTTGTTCATCAGGAACAGCCAAACGAAGATTATTTTGAAGGCTTAAATGATTATTTAGATGGAATAATGAGTGTCTGAAATTCACATTTTTCATTGGTTTAGAAAGGTAGGTAAATATGGAAAGAGTAACATTAAAGCATCTGGTAGCAAGATATAAACAAGATAAAGAATTTTTACAAACACATCCTGAAAATAGGGAGTTATTAGAAAAAAGAATAAGAAGACATGAAAAGGATATTGCAGAATACGTAAGTAGCGATTCATTTCAGATGATATTAAATTGTTATAATTTGTAAACAAGAAATTCGCATTTCTTTAAAAGATTGGAGGAAATATATGTTTGAATATAATGGATATCATTTTGAGTCAGTAAGAAAACTAAAAGAATCAGAAAAGAAGGATATATGCACATTCTCTAAACATATCAGAAGCGATAGAGAACTTGGGATATGTGATTATGATGTTGATTGGAAAAAACATGATTATAGTTGGAAAGATTTTTATTCAGCAAGTAATGACAGTCAATTAGACATATTCTTATGCAAAGAAAATGGAAAATTATATGTTCCTTGTGAACATGAATTATTTCAGTTTGAAGAAAAAGAACATAAACTACCTACTGCAAAAAAATAAAGCGTTGAAACTAAGATTTCTTTGAAAAGGAGTGAAGAGAAATGCCAAGTGTTGAGGAATCAAAAGAAAAAGCACGGAACTTAAATGAACTCACGGATCATTTGATTAAATTGCTTGAATCGGATGATAAGCGGTTCTCATTTGAATTTTGTGCAGGTGGTACAATGGAAATCTATGATAAAGAAAAAGAAATCGGTTATGCAGTTCATATTGCACCGATTGAATATGACGAGAACGGAAATGCGACAATTTATAGTAAACCACAAGGGCAGTTAGGAGAATAATCTACTAGCTGCCTATTTTATTACAAGAAAGTGAGGAACGATTATGCTAAAAGTAAACGATAAAGTAAAAGTGCATATGTACGACACATACAACAGAGAAATTAAAACACGGAATTATGGAGCTGTGTTTACTGTGAAAGAAGTAAACGGAAAGCTTGGTATTGACTGGAATACAGAGAAATCACCAACGACTTGTGATGGCGAAGTGTTCACACCATTTGAAACATTTTCATATTCAGTAATTTTTGAGAATGTAGAAAATGGAAAGAAGTACCATTGGAGCAATGCGGAAAACGGAATTGTAGAGGAGGTTTAATATGAGCAGATGGTTATATGATCCTGAAACGGATTCACGGAATGGAAAAGAGTTTACATATAACTCACCAATACATGAGAACGATACATTATTCAGTGGTTTCTCATATAGAGAAATTATGGATGTTGTAATTGCAAATTATGGTCACGACATTACAGAAGAACAGTTTGACAAGGCACTCAAAGAGTTTATGGATATGCGAATTGAGGATATGAAAGAGAACTTAATGATGTGTAAAACGAATATGTTAAAGGAAATTAGAAAGGCAGGTTGATTAGTATGAGAGAAATTAAAGTTCAGTTATATAGAGGCGAAGATGATAATTATGTTGAGCTTTGGAAAACAGTTGAAGAAATCGAAGGAAAGCACAGATATTATGGAAGATACACATTTGGAAATGAGGGAACTTGGTATTCAGTATGTGATCCACTTGGTTATTGTGAATTAAATGCACCGATGGCAGATGATGTAATGTTTATTTGCTGTGATGAAAATGGAAATGAAGTAATCAGATATTCAAATGCTGATGGAAATAAACTTCCGAAATTTGAAACAGTAATCAAAAGAGAATGGAATAAGGTAAAAGAAAAGCTTCAGCATAACACAGAAGATTTGACTAAAAACTTTTGGGCTGAGTGCTGGAACGGAGACACTACAATGAAAATAAATCAGTGGTTGTTATCTTATAAAGATCCAGACTTATATCCTGAAAAGGCAAAAGATTATGATGAAAACTGGACAAATTGTTGGGCAGAAAAAGAAATTGGATATGAACCTATTCCAGATACAGAATTTGAGTATTTAGGTCATAAATATCAGTTCACAAAGGTAAAACATAAACATGAATACTGTGGTGTTGAGTGGTACGAATTTGTATGTACCGATTCTCCTTATGTAATGCAGGATACACCTTGGGTAAAAGATAGGGCATGGATTCAGTCTTATATGTATCTTGGAAATTGGTTCAATGATAAGACTTATGGAACAATGTATGATCAAAGAACAGCAAGAGAAAGGGTAGTTGCAGCACTTATTAAAAAGTTCCCTATGAAAGAGAAATGGGACAAGTTACTTTATGTAAAGAAGAGAACTGGAAATGAATTTTATAATTGTGATTGCTGTTATGAAAAGTCATATTCCGATATGGCAGATGTACTTATTAACAGAAATTATCACAGAAAAGATGTTGACCATCTTTGTAAGTTCATTAACAAGGAAACAGAAGGAATTGTATTTGCAAGCAATAGAGGTAATAAGTACACAATCAGACAGATTTATCCAGATATTTATGACTATGATAATTGTTTGATATAAGAAATGAGGTGACTGATATGCAGGTCATAGATAAAGTTGTTACACCAGACGGAATAGAAATTGAGCTTAGAGATCTAAGTGGTGAACACAAACTACCAGATTATAACGGAATGGAAATTGTCTTCCGTACAATTGTAAAGAAAACATTTCCACCAAACAAAGGATGGTATGCACAGAAAGGAAAAGAATTTCATTCATGTATTTGTTACTATAAAAATTATACATCAGATATGTTGAAAGCAGATTATGAGGAGCTAAAAAATGGTACAAAAACTCTTGCAGATTTGAAATCATATTTCTGGAATGGTAAGAGAGACAGTTATGTACTTGGATTAGAAGGAAGTGAGAATTATGCAGAAAACATTAATGGAAATGCTGATTGAAGCAGGTTATCCGAAAGAAGAAATGTATCATCCTTCGTATGGATCTGATTTATATGTATATGTAATACCACTCACAACAAAAGTAATTGAGGAATGGTGCAAAATACATAATTATAGAATGGCTTGGCATTGTCCTACATTCAAAGATCAGATAACAGGCAAAATGATGTATGATTGTGCATTTCAGTGGTATGAAAATTAACAGATAGGAGCGTGATTATATGGCGAAACATATTATTGATAAAGACAATACATTAAAAGCGTTGGGAAGCATTAACACATTATTATCTCAATCGTTACAGATAATTAAAAAGGTAAACGAAGATGAACAATGGGATTTTTGTACAGATGATGTTTTGGCAAGACGAGTCAATGCTGCTGAAAGATTAATAAAAGAAATATCTGACATTGTATTTCAGAATAATTAAGCACAGGAAATTGTAATTTACAGTGAAATTTTAGAAAAGGTAAAAGGTGATAAGTATGAAAAAAATTATTAATGGAAAAATGTATAATACAGAAACAGCAAAAGAGGTCGTAACATGGAGTAATTCATATAATTTTGGTGATTTTAATTATTGTGAAGAAACACTTTACAAAAAGAAAACAGGTGAATATTTTCTATACGGAATGGGTGGAGCGTTGAGTAAATACGCAAGATCGTGTGGAAGCAATGAAAGTAGTGGCGGTAGTGAGTTTATTCCATTAAGTGAAAATGAAGCAAAAGACTGGATGGAACGTTATGCAGATGCAGAAGATTATATTGCAGAATTTGGTGAAGTAGAAGAGTAATACAGGGAATAAATAAAGGCAGATGCAAATAATTGTGTCTGCCTTTTGTAATGGAAGGAGTGAATGAAATGGAATATAACGAGCAGAACTGGAAAGAGTTATTAGAAGCACTACATTTTACAGAATGTAGAAATGAAGCCTTTGGCGGAATGATGATCTGTGATGATAACGGGATTCCAGTATGGGATTATGATAATGATGAACGTAAAAAGAATTTGTTTATGTTTCTCAGCGGTGCTTTATATATGAAACAGCATTTAGGATTTTATTAGGAGGTAAGTAAAATGATTGAGTTAAAAGATTTATTAGAAGAAAATGAAATACTTGTGACATTTCATCTTTGTAATGAATATTGGTCACGGAATGCAATCACAGTAAAAGGAAGTGATGATATTTCTGGTTCATTAGAAATGACATTACATAGAATACTTGAAGCTGGTGGAACAGAAGATGATGTAAAGCGAATTATGGGTGCTGAAATTCCAACAGAAGATGAGCTGAAAGAACTTGAAGAGTTTAATGAATTTAGTTGGATAGATTTAGGTTATGTATTACCTGGTTTAATTGATTTATGGGAAGAAAGTGAGGTTGATTGATATGTTGTGCGAAATAAGTAAGAAAATACTCAATGAAGTATATGGCGGAGATACAAAAGAGACAAGAGAAAAAGCAATTAAAGATGGCTATTTTATGGAATGGTCAAAGGAACGAATTAAAAATGCGTTCAGAGCTGGAAATGGAACGAAAAAAGATTTGAAAAGATATATGAATGACAATAAACAATATTGTGTATTTGTAGAAGTATAAAGGAGGTCGATTATATGAGTATCAAATATCATCAGTACGGATTAGGCTATGAATATGGAGAAGATCATGTACTTACAAATAACTGGAATCCTGATGAAGATTATGGAAATGAATATTCAAATGTATATTTTAACATTGATACACCAACATATGATGGCATGAATGGTGGTTGGGAAGCAGATGAAAGAGAAACTATTGGAAAGGAAATTGATAGATTATTTACAAGTCTTGGCTGGAAATGTAATGAACCAGGATTTAATGGAGTATGCGCTACATATACAAAAGGTAAATCACATCTGTATATGCATCCACAGAATTATAGTGGCGAAGTATTAAAAAATGAGATTAAGTCAGTCGCAGAAGCTATAGAAAAAGCAAAAACATTTTCATTAAGATGGGTTGATTTACATGAAACCGTTTATGATATAACTGATGACGAATACGAGGAATATCTGAAAAGCAGAGACAAAGAAATACGCAAATCATTATTTGAAACATGCGTTACTACAAGGAAAACTAAATATTTTTACGCTTTTGATGTGTGTAGAGGTCTTGCAAATCAATTCAGATTATGGAGAGTTGGTTTGAATGATGGTCGGAATTATGGAAGCGGTCAGACAATCAACCATATTATGAAAGTTATTGATGATATGGCAAAAGAAAATCTGCTATTTGTAAAAGAAAAAGATGGAAATAAGTTAGTGCGAACACCGAATAAGACAGAACAAAAAGAAATGAAAATATGTTTTTAGAAGGAGTGATATAAATGTTATGTCCATATAAAGGTGCAGCGTTATTAACCCTGGAAAAAATAAAAGGAACTGTAACAAGTTATTATGTAAATCAAATATACAAAAATGAACAGTATAATTTGTATTGGTTTATAAACTCCAAGGGATATGCACATGTGTTGAAACCTTGTAAGGTATTACTTAATGGAAGATTTCTTCATTATACTATTGAAGATAATTTACTGACAACAGATAATATGGTACAATCTAAGGGAACTAATGGAGAATATAGTACACTCAAAGAAACTATTGAGGAATTAGAACGGAGGCTGCATAATGAAAAATTGTAATAGCTGTAAACATTTTTTGTATGATAATTTAACAGGCACTTCTGAATGTAGTCAGTATGACAATATGACAGAGGATGAAACGGATAAGTATTATACAAACGGAGAAGATAATTGTCCGTTCTATAAGGAAGATGCAAATTAAGCAATGAATACAACTTAATAGAGAGAATAATTAAGCAGATAGCAGAGAATGTTATCTGCTTTTTTTAATTCCAAATGAAAGAACTGTTTCATAGCAAAATATGAGCTATATGTAGTGGTTGTACAATTACATATACACTATATATAGTAGTTAAAAGAAAGCGAGGTACAAGATATGAAATATTATGGAAAAAATCAATTGTACGATAGATAAAGATCATCCAGATGTTCGATATGTGAAAGATTGGACAGAGAATAAAATGTTGAGCTTTGATGATACATATACATTTGATGATAGCTATACAGAAGAGGATTGTATCAATTATATCAAGCGAGATTTAAAGTTAGTTGCTGGTGGTGGATATAATTCAGATCATATTCATGATGTAACGTTTGAGATTGAAAGGATGTGATTATATGGTAGATCAGTGGACAGGCGAATGGACGGAAGAAAAAGATTATAGTAAATGCCCAAAAGAAAAATGGTGTGATTACGATTATATGGCTGTATGGATCAGAGAACAGAAATACGAACCAAAAACATCAATGGAAAACTTGATAGAAATGATTTTTGGTTATTACTTTGAAAATGATGATGTAAAAGAAATAGGATATTTTGCAATTAAGGATGAAAGAAAATATCCTGATAATCTTATGATATTTGTTCCAGATGTAGCAGAATATGTATTTGCAAGCGGTGGATTAAGCGAATTTGATTATGAAGCATAGATTGGAGTGATGAAAAAATGAAAATTACGCAGACAAGAGTAAAGCAATATAACAGTACATATAAAACAGTTATTTCAGTTGATGGAGCACCTGTATGTATTACACGGAGCAACAAGAGAGCAAGCGACATTGTTTCTTATCTGTCAGGATATGAAGTTGAAATTAATGACGGAAAATTAAAGAAACAGTTAGACAAGATTAGAGTTAAGAAATAGCAATACCTGTGATTAACAACATTAAAACAAATGGAGAATGGGAATAAACATATTTTCTCTTTAATAGATACATAGTGGAGAATAAAGAAGTGGATGACAATATAGTTATTCACTTCTTTATTTTTTATCAAGAAAGGTTGTGATGAATATGTTAGATTATAAAGATTTTAAGAAAGAGATGAAAAACAGAGGTCATAAAGTACATAAGAAAGGAGACTATGTAGTAATTGTTCCTAACAATAATGTTAATGGCTATGGTAAGGGATTTTTAAGTGCATTAGAAATTGTTAGCGGTTATGAAGATAGGCTGATATTTGTCAGCATGGATCATTTTAATAGTTATGTATATAGTGCAAGATTCATGTTGGCATGATATAATTAATATAGTAACTGTGGGAATGGAATTTAAAAACGGAGGTAATTGTTATGATAGAATTAATTAGTGTAATTATAGCTTGGATTGTTGTATTTACAATTCCAAACAGATTTTTAAGTAAGTCAGAAGCAAAGAAGCGTGAAGAAAGATATAAGAATATGTAAGGAGCGTGATTGGTATGTTGGGATTATTAATGTCTTTAGGATTATTTGGTGGAGCTGCTGCAAAGAACGCTTATGACAATGCAGCAATGAAGAAATATACAAGTTCTTATGACAGTAATGGAAATCATCATTATTGTGATAATAGCATGAGAGAATACATTAACGGAGAAAAAGTTAGAAACGGTGGATATACTGACAATAAAGGAATCTATCACAGGACGGAAACAGGAGTAAACAGTGGAAAGGTATATACCGATTATGTGTGTCCATCTGAACAGTTGAAAGCTGATTACCAAGATAGGGAAATTCAATGGGCAAAGGATCACAATGTATTAATTGCGAATATTTATCAGCCTAGATTTAAAAGAGAGGTAGCAACAGAATTAAGTACAGGTAAAGTGATTGCTTGCATGATGGATTATAAGGTGAATGGTATAACTCATTACAGAAAATTCTATGTTAAACCTGATGCAAAAGAATATGAATACAATGTAACGGCGAAGGGAGATATGGGGATAGAGATTACGAAAGATGAATATTATTCAATGTTCACAGTACCGCCAACTTATTCTTGTCTTCCAAGCGATTATGATGTTGTACATGCATTATATGGAGATAGATAATGAATAAACAGAGAAGAGAAAAGATAAGGCAAGTCAAAATTCAAATTGATTTGATTAAAACCGATTTGAAGAAAGTTTCAAGTGAGTTATCTTCTATATTAAGTGAAGAACAGGACGCATTTGATAATATGCCAGAAGGATTACAGAGCAGCTATAGAGGAATGTGTTCTGAAGATTCAATTGATAGTATGGAAGAAGCGAGTGACAAACTTGATGAAGTAATTGAGTTGTTGGGTGATATTGTGTAGAATGGAAGGAGCAATAAATAATAGTTTACTATCAAATTAAGGAGGAAGATATGGCAAAGAAAATTATATATACAGATGAATTTGGAAACAAAATAGATATTAATTCAATCGAGGGTATTCATGTTATACTTAATGATATTTTTACAACATGCGATAATGAGAACAGTTGTTTATGCGTTAAAGAGAATATCAAAGCAAGCGTAGAAAAATGTTATGAAACCAGAAAACTAGAAATTAAAACTGGCAAACCTCAAGATAAAAGTAGCATTTGGTAAGGAATTTTAACTTTCCTTTGGTATAGAAATGGAGAATATTATGTTAAGAAGAAATTTATTTATAGGTATTCCAAATGACAAATTAAAAGAATGCTATGATAGTTATGTTAGAGTTAGTTGTAAAAGAGAAAATAAAAAAGAGTTATTTTCTGATTTAGTAATAGAATATAAGTCTTTTATAGAAAGCAATCATCCTAAAGCAGCGGAAGCAATTTGTGAAAGAGATATGTTTAATGAGATTGCAAGAAGATATTTTAAGATAGCTGATGTTATTAAGGACAAAGATTTTTGTGAGATATTTGGAATTGAGGTGAAAGACAATTAGTAAATTAATACAGAAATTAAATTGGGATATGCCATTTATAAAAAATCAGTGTATGTTTGTATATGCTGAAGCTGATTTAGATTCTAATCAAAAAATGCAAGAACCATTACAAAAACTATATCAGTATGAAAATCAGCCAGATATGAGAGAAAAGATAAGAGAATATATCAATGAACTTGATACAGAAATTGACAGACTTGAATCTGACCTAGAAAAGCAAATGACCTATAATGTAGAAACCTGTAAGGTTACTGCAACTGAATCAAGGTTGAATGCAATAATCGAAGTGAAAAATGATTTATTAGGAAGATTAGAAGAGGTAATATAAATGAACAACAAAGCTATTTGTAGAAAAACAGACGACCACTTTACAGAGGGTAAGGAATATGAATGTACTAATGCATATGTCAAATATGAAAGTGCGGTTGTAGGTATTCTTGACAACAATAAAGAACTTGTTACAGTGGAAATAAATGATAGAGATTTTCAGTTTATTTTCAACTAAGAAAGAATGATTTATTGGGAGGATTGGAAGAGGTGGTATAATGACGAATATGACACTAAAAGAATTGATAGAATATGAAAGAGAATTATGTAGTTTACAACAAGAATATGAGGGTAAACTGACTAAGATATATGGAGAGGCTGATTCCTCAAATGAAAAGAGGAGACTAACAATTGTTTTGAATCTTATTATTGAAGAAAGACAGAAAGTAAATCGTCAAAAATATAAACCAGTGTAAATGACGATTTTATTGTTATGGAAAGCAGGTGATATAAATTGAAAATAACAAGATTTAAAGATGTTCCTCAACTGACAAGAGCTGGAACGTACAATATTAATATTCCATTAACTCATATTTTAAAAACGCTTTCAGAATGGGAAGAAGATGAATATTATCGTTTACAATTAAATCCTAATTTTCAACGTGGACATGTATGGACAGAAAATCAACAAATTGCATATGTTGAATTTCTACTACGTGGAGGAAAATCAGCAAAGGTAATCTATTTTAATAAACCAAGTTGGCAGACGACTGAACCTATTAATGGATATGATGATTTTGTATGTGTTGATGGTTTGCAAAGAATTACAGCGGTAACTAATTTTTTAAAAAATGAAATTAAAGTCTTTGGCAGTTACTATAAAGATTTTGAGGATAAAATACCTCTCAGTGTAGACCTGATTTTCAATGTAAATGATCTTAAAAGTGAAAAAGAAGTTCTTCAATGGTATATTGATATGAATGCTGGTGGAACACCTCATACAAATGAAGAGATTGAACGAGTAAAACAGATGATTGAAGAGTTATAATGTAGGTGACAAGATGGGAAGACAAATTGATTTTTATAATTATTTTGAGAATGCATCAGATAACGAATTAAGAACATATTATCAGCAATACAAAGATTTTCAACAAACAGGTGTTATTCCGGAAGGATGTGAGTTGCGTAAGGCAGCAGATGAATATATCGGTAGAATTTCTGGTGCATGGACAGTTCCATTTACAACCGATTTATTGGAAACCATTGCTGATCGTTGGGTGGAGGGAAATAAATGAAGAAGAATTTATATATCGTAAAGGACATTCCGCAATACGCAGAAGGCACATCAAGTTATTGTTATGTAGTCAGAGCAACAAGTTATGATGAAGCAATAGAAATAGTTAGAATTAAAACAGGTTATAATTTTGAATTTGATGCTTCTTTGGCTGATAATGATGATGTATGGGAATGAAAAATTGCTTTCTTATTGTAAAGCTAAATTAAATAGACAAAATATACATATTTTGCTATAATTTATTTACATTATTTCTAATACGTTTAATGATAAACCTTAACATGTGATGTGCCAGTAATGGAATATTAAAAAGGAGGATATAGAAATGTATGATAAGCAAGTAAAAGATGTATTAGAAAGAATTGAAGTACAAGCAGATAAGAAAGAATTCAAAATCAACACCGCTGAAGAATGGTATTATGTTTCTGGTTTATGGCTTGGGTATGTATTTAAGAATATGAAAGGTGAGACTCTTAAATTAGGAAGAAGACAAGAAGCTATAAGACTTGCTGCACAGAAAGATGAAAAACATTTTAGAGAATTCCTTTGTGGGATTTTTAAAACGGAATATATGAAATTTGATCCAAATGATAAGGCTGATGGATTATTTGCAGCTATTGTTAATTATGGATTTGAAGAACCTGAAATAAGTTATGATGGCGCACAAGCGTTATCACAAGGACTTGTTTCAGAATTTTAATTGAATATGATTTAGTGGGAAGCAGAGTTAATCTGCTTCTTTTTTATTACAGAAAACGAGGTGAATAATTTTTGAGTAGATATAAGAATGGAAATCCAAAACATACAAGTAGATTTATATATTTAAAATGTATGAATGAAAATATGTTAGCCAGTGGAATTCAGAGACAGAGACAAAGAGAACGAAAACATATTAAGGATTTATATTGTTTGAAGTGCGGAGAGGTAACGAAGTGTATCGAAGTAAGATTTTGTGATTCTTATGAAGAAATTTTTGAGGCTACAAAGATAAAAAGAGAGAATTATTACATAGACGAATATGAAAGTGAGGTTGATGAATATGTGTTACAAGATAGAAGTACAGAATAAAAATGCGGAGAAACTTAATAGAAGATTAGATGAGTTAAATCTTCCTATAAATATGAGAAAATATTTCACTGTTAAAATTGAAAGTAAAGCAGGTGCATTGAATTATCTTGGAGTTATTGTAGATTTGCTCAATTGGTTTATTGAAGAGAAACTTATTGATAAAACAAATATTTCAGATATTGAGCCATCAGATTTTACTGACATTATGGCAGAAGATATCACGTTATATTTAAAGACTAAAGAACAGAATGGAATGTCACCTACGACATTAGAAACTAGAAAACATATAATAAGTAGTTTTTGGGATTATATGAGTAGAGTGAAGGGAACTGAAATTAAAGATGGATTCTTTAAAGATGTAACTTATAAAGGGATTCCATCTGGAAACAATTTAACTAAAAAACTTCCAACAGAAAAGCAACTTAATGATATGGAAGAAAAGATAATGTGGAAAAAGGATATTCCTGTTAGAAATAGAAATATTGCTATCTTTCGGGTATTAAGAGGAACTGGAATAAGAGAATCTGAACTTGCTGGGTTGGATTTATCTGATTTGCATTTGGACGAAGAAATGCCATATATTACTATTCTTGGTAAAGGTGTGTACAGAGAAATGCAAAATAGAACTGTATATCTTAGCGGATCTGCTTTAAAAGCATTAAGAGAGTGGTTAGAGTATAGAAATACACTGGATAATATTGTAGATACGGAAGCAGTTTTTATCAATAAGAATGGCACTCGTACAACAGAAAGAAATATCAAACAGATATTTGAGAATTATGGAAATGGTATAACACCACATATGATGCGTCATTATTATGCTAGTATAATGAACAGAAATGGAAATCTTGCATTTGTACAGCAACAGTTAGGACATAGTAATGTAAATACAACAGTTAATAATTATGCAAATGGTGCAGTGGGAATGAAAGATGTATTAAACAATATGTAATATACTATATGTAAAGGATGATACAAAGTTATTTTGTATCGTCCTTAATAAATAATTCGCATGGTGTACATTCTAATGCTTCACACAACTTATTAATTGTATCAAGTCTAATATTGACTGTTTCTCCATTATAGATTTTGCTTACATTATTTGCGGATATCCCTGTTTGTTTAGAAAGCCAATATTGTGTTTTACTTTTTGCATCTAAAAGATTTTTTACATTAAGCTTATACATATAACACCTCTTCATATATTATTTGTTTGTATTATAGTAAAAAATATTATATTAATCAATAATATATGTTGACATATATTATAATATGATGTATTATATAAAATATCAAAAGGGACAAACAGAGAAAGGAGGGCTAACATAATGGAAATTAAACGTGGTGAAATATATTTCGCTGATATAACTAAATATGATTCTAAAGGCTCAGAACAGAGTGGTAGAAGACCAGTAGTTATTCTTCAGAATAACATTGGAAATAAATTTAGCCCTACCACAATTATTGCAATTATAACTACGAAGTCTAAAAGAGAATTGCCAACGCATGTCGAGTTACATAAAGATGAAGTTAATAAATTAAAACATGATTCTGTTGTAGCTCTTGAGCAAATTACTACAATTGATAAAGACAGGTTGAAATTTAAAATTGGTGAATTATCTGAAAATGATAATATTCGTGTTATGGAAGCAATGAAGATAAGTTTGGCAATGATGTAGAAGGGAGAATAATTGTATGAAAACGGAAACTTATGATTATACCTCAATTGACGAAGCAATTGAAAGATTACAAAAGCTGAAAGCTGAAGGTAAAAATCCTAGAAATGTTGTTATCTTAACAATGGATTTTGACAACAACGTTTCATCAAAAAAACTTGCCACACCTGATGATGGGTGCTTACTGGTAAGAAAATCGAAAACAATTATAATGAATGAAGACGAATATATTCCTCATATGCAGCTATTTAATACAGAACAAGATATAGAGAATATAATTAAGAGGGGAATTATGCATGATATTTTATTGAAATGATAGTCGAATATTTGTTCTGATTTACTCTGATTTGTATTGACACAAACACATGTTCGGAGTAATATAATGGAAAAGGAAATAAATAAAAAAGCTTGACTAGAAAGTTGGAAGCCGCCTAGTCAAGCACATACAAAATCTATTTCTTGGGGGAAATATCTAGTATGCATTCAAATTATACATAGTAATACTTATAAAAGTCAATTGCATATCTGCAAATTTTTCCAAATTTTAACAATTTAATAGCATTTTAATTTTTCTTTGGTATACCCAAGGCTTATTAAAGTGCGTCTAAAATCAGAGAGGAGTGATGTTTTTGTTTATTTTAACAGATGGAAAAAATTATGTTATGGAGAATCCTATGAAGTCAGGTGAGTATATGATAACAACTTCAAGTTCTATGGCAAAGGAATTTACTTACAAACAAGCGAGGTCATTAGTACAGAACAGCAGAAAGAAGTATTCATGGATTAAAAAATATAATCTTATTGATGTGGATACGGGGCAGAAGTCTGATAAATCTCTTTATTATAGAGGAAACGCAAATGTTTATATAGGAGATAGATGTAATTTCGATTATACCTTATTAGACAAGATTGAATCAGAAGCTTTATGCAAGATGCAATATCTAAAGGATATAACATTGAAAAGATAAAATTAGAACTCAGTAAGGTTACTAGCGATGATTATAAAGGTAGAACGGAATATTGGAAAATGGCTAATGATATATTGGAGGATTAATTATGGTGATATGTAGAAACTGTTTAATTCCTATGGTAGAGACTATGAGTTTTCAACCAGGAGAAAGAAATCGACATGATAGATATTGTAAGTGTCCAAAATGCAAAAGAGAAACTAAGCATATTAAAATTATGAATTCTGAATTGTCTTTCGGGGAATATATGAATAAAGAAATTCAAAAGGCGGGTAGAAGAAATGATTAATGAAGAGATGATGAGGGTTATTAACAATAATCCTGAAATGATGAAGGTTGTTAATACATACATGGAAAATGATATGAAAAAACTCAAAAAAATCTGTCATAGAGTTTGGTACGGAAAGTTTGATATGAGTGATTATGATGAGTTATATGATGTTGCAGTTGATTGTCTCATAGAAGCATTAATTACATACAATGATGAAAAAGCTTGTTTAGAAACATTTCTTGTAGGAAATATCATGAGAAAGACAAGCACATGGATGAGAGACAACAAATATAGGTTAAAGCGTCAGAATCTTTTAAAGGACGAAAATGGTAAATTGATTCTTGACGATGAAGGTAATCCGCAAATTATTATGAATGTCTCACTGGATGTTAATACGGATGAGGTGAAAAGTATTAAAGAGAATTTACCTTCAAGAGAGAATGTAGAAAGAGAAATATTCACAGAAGAATATACTGACAAGGTTGAATTATATTTACAGCAATTACCACGAAAACAGGAAAGGGTAGCGAGGCTATTATCTCAACAATATACAAAAGATGAGATATTAGAAATATTACATATAACTGCAAATGAATACAATGATTGTTTGTCAGGGTTACGATCTTATAAAAATGTTGCCATATTAATGTAGTTAAAGAAGGGAGAAAAATATATGTTAATGCCAGTAAAACCAGTTAGACCACAAACACTTACATTGAAGTCATATTTAGACAAGTTTAAAGAAGGTGATGTAAAGGGTAACGCAGATACTCAAAGAGCAATGGGCTGTTATACAGATAGAATGTTTAATGAACTTGTTGTATCTGTTCTTATAGGAGAATATATTCCACCTTTAATTTTAGGAGAAACGTCAAATTATTCAGAAAGTTATGTTGAAGATGGCTTACAGAGAACAACTGCATTATCTATGTTTAGATATGGTAATAAAGCTGTTAGCAAAGATATTACTGACAGTGAAATTGCTTATCAAGTTAAAGTTAAGGATAAAAATGGAAATTATAAACTTGATGGTAATGATAATTTTATAAAAGAGTGGGAAGTATGTGATATAAAAAATAAAACTTATAGTCAGTTGCCAGAAGAGTTAAAGATGAAATTTGATGAGTACCAGATAGGATTAGCAGTTCATCCTGATTCAACTAAAGAAGATATATCCAGAAGAATTCGTATATATAACGAACATGAAAATATGAAAGCAGCTCAAAGAGCACTTACATATATTCCTACATATGCAAAAAATATAAAGAAAATAATATCTAACAACAGATTTTATAAGGATTGTATTGAATATTCTGATAAGGAATTCACTAATGGATTATATGAAAAAATACTTTGTGAAACGGATATGATTATTTACCATCTTGATGAATGGCAATCAGTAGTTAAAACAATGGGTATGTATATTGAAGATAATGCAAGTGAAGAAGAGTTTGAAAAAATAAATGCTTTAGCAACTAGATTATATAACATATTAGGAGATGATAAGTATAAAAATCTCTTTAGTAAGAAAAATACATATTTATGGACAGCATTATTTGAGAAATTCACAAAATATAATTTTGAAGATTGTATGTTCATCAATTTCTTGAAAGAATTTAATGAGATTTTAGGTGATAAGAGAATTGATGGTTATGACATAAGTTTCAATGAATATGATAAAAAGAAGAGAACTAAAGATAAGAAAGTCGTTAAGACAAAAATTGACATGCTTGAAAAACTCATGAAGGAATATTTACATATAACAGATGTAACAGAAGATAAGAATGAAACTACATATAATAAGGGAGAAACACATTCAGAAGTTAGTGAAAACATAACTGAAACAGAGAATAATATAGAGTCTTCTGATAATAAGGTAACAAATGATAATAAATCTGAGCTAAAGACGGGTTGTGATGATGAAATATTATCGTTTGTTAAAGAAAATATCAGCTCAGAATTAACAACTGAAGATGTTGAGTTATATGCAAATTGTGTAGATGATTGTTTCGATAAGTATGAAATTAGTATTACATCACCTTTATACAAAAATTGTTATGTTGCTTTAATTGCACTTATGACATATGCAGCAAATAAAGATAAAGATGAAGAGTTTGAAGAGTGGATTCAAAATTATAAAGACAGAACTAATTTTAGTCCTTCTCAGAAAATTAATTATACATATATGAAGCGTAGCTTTGATGATTACTTAGCAAATAGAGTAAAGGAGGAAATCGTAAATGCCTGATATAACTATGTGTACAAGCTCAACTTGCCAGAATAGAGAACAGTGTTATAGGGCTATGGCAAAGCCAGATAAATATCAGTCATATGCTGATTTTACAAAATTATGTGCTGAGAAAGATTATCAGTGTATGTGGGCAATTAAGGATGGAGATGTTCTTGTGAATGATGTAGATAGTATTAAGACGAGGTGTTGATATGGACAAAGAAGAATTAAGAGAACAATTACAGAATTATTCTAAACCAAAGCTTGTTGAGATGTGTATTAAGTTATTGGAAGAGAAAGAGTTATTTCAGAAAGCTGCGACCTATGATGAGCTATTAGAAATGGAATGGGATGGCAAGTAATTAGAGAATATATAGGTGTGGTGAAATTCCACACCTGACAATGGGCTGTGGTGAAGTGGTCAACACAACAGATTTTGATTCTGTCATTCGTGGGTTCGAATCCCACCAGCCTAGTTTTGTACCATTAGCTCAGTAGGTAGAGCACTCGACTTTTAATCGAGGTGTCATGGGTTCAAGTCCCATATGGTACATTTTGTCACGATAATTATATATAAATCGTGATGAATATAATCAAAGAAAGGATATGAATTATTATGAAAACAATAGACAATAAATTCGAGATAGGAGAAGAGTGTTATACATATGCAAGAGAAAATGTAGAAATTATTTGTCCAGTATGTCAAGGAACTAAGAAAATTCTTTATAGTGGATATGAAATTCCATGTAAACAGTGTAATACAACAGGAAAAATTGTAGGAAAGCAGACAGTGGTTGCACCTCATAAGGTTAGAATCAGAAGAATTGTGGCTAGTATATGGGATGATGCAATCACAGTTAAATATAAAGTTGATTCTATTGGAGAATATATCAATGTAAGAAATAGAGGAGAAAGTTCTTTATTTAAGACATTTGAAGAGTGTGAACAGAAATGTAAAGAGATTAATCAGGGTGAGAGTAGTGCAGCATTTTAGCAGTAAAATTCTCTTTCTTTGGATTGTGAGGTGAAAAGATGTTAAACAGCGATTTTAAAGGTAATAAATGTTCAGGATGTGGTGAGTGTAAACATGCGGATCACGATAAAATGAAATGCTATCCTGAATCAGAAGATTGTAAGAGTGAATATGATTTAACGGAGGAAGATTTTCACAAAGAGGCAAGATGTGATTTCTTCCATCATAAGTAAAAGACAAATAAAGTTCGATTTCTTTGGAAGAGAGGTGAAAACAAATGGCATGTGATTATTGTGCGTACCGTTATTCTTATGATTGTGATGATGGTTGGAATCGCCATAAAAATTGTGGAAGTTTTAAGTTGGATTGGGACAGTTTATCTGAGAAAGATAAGAAAACTATTCAGAAAATTTTGGATAGAAGAGGAGGTTAAGTTATGGAACAGATTCAGGAAAATGAACAGTGGAAATTGAATGGTAACTGTGAAAAATGTAGAAGAAATAATTATTGTTCAAAGCCATGTACTCAGCATAATAGACGAATAAGAGCAGAATTTAAAGGTCTTGTTGCAGATACAATGAACAAAATGACAGGTGGAGTGATGAGAGAAGCCATTGATAAGACGGTAAATGGAATTTGGTAAATTGGAAAGGAAATTTATATGATTGCAAAGACATTATATACTTGTCAGTTTTGTAATACTGATTATGCAGATAAAGAAAAAGCAATGGAATGTGAGAAGAATCACAAAGTTTTGGAAACAGCAACAATTATAGGCGACTATAAATCATTAAAATCTATTCCAGACGGATGCCCTACGAAAGTAAAAGTGAAATTCAAGGGTTCAGATAAATGGATAGAATATAAAAGATAACAAGAAAACTTCGTTTCCTTTGGATTATAAACGGAGAATATAACAGTAGAAACAATTAACAAAAAATAAATACTAAGAAAGAAGAGGTACAAAACATGGATGGATTTATGATGTTTAAGAAGGCTTTGGAAAAGCACTTCGATGAAATGCAGAAAGAGGCAACACATTTATTTGAGGTAAATGTAGATAAGGATGAATTATGGAATACATATCTTGATAGCTTCCCTGCTGGTACAAATGAGATTTTCAGAGAGCGTAGAGAGCATGATTGTAGTTGTTGTAGACAGTTTATTAAGAATATTGGTTCTGCTGTCACTATTAAGGATAACCAGATTCATACGATTTGGGAACTGAATCTTGGTGATACAACATATCAGCCAGTATGTGATGCACTTGATGCTTTTGTAAAAGCTCATACAGTTACAGATATCTATATAACTAAGTTCCCTAAGATTGGTACAGATTTTAACTTTGAGGAAATCAATGGAAAGTCTCATCAGTGGAATCATTTCTTCTTAGAGCTTCCAAGTAAGTTCGTAAATAGAAGTAGTCGTTCTAATGAGGAAGTTAAAGGACAGTTCAGAGATACAAGAAATGTATTTAAGCGTTCTCTCGATGAGATTACTATGGATGCACTTGATACAATTCTTGAACTTATCAATTCAAATACACTTTACAAGGGAGAAGAGTGGAAAGGCGTACTCACAGAGTTCAAGAAGTATAAGAAGGAATATGATAAGCTGACTTCTGATACTGAAAAGGATTTATATGCTTGGGAGAAGTCGGTAACAGCAGGTATGGCTATCGGAAGAATTAGAAATCATTCTATCGGAACACTTCTTATTAATGTAAGTGAGGATATGGATCTTGACACAGCAGTTAAGAAATATGAGCAGATTACAGCACCGAGCAACTATAAAAGACCAAAGGCTATTTTTACAAAGAAAATGCTTGAGGATGCAAAGAAGACCATTACAGAGCTTGGATATATGGATTCATTACAGAGAAGATTTGCTAATCTGAATGATATTACTGTAAATAATGTACTGTTCTCAAATAAGAGTGCTGCAAGAAGAATGGTTGGTGCAGATGATATTTTTGGGCAGATGGAAAAAGATGTTGCCGTAAGTCCTAAGAAGTTTTCTAAGGTTGAAGAGATTTCAGCACAGGATTTCATTGATAAGGTACTTCCAACTGCAAAGGAAATTGAAGCTTTTGTAGAGAATAAACACGAGAAGAACTTTGTTTCCATGGTTGCACCTGTTAATCCAGATGCGAAGACAATGTTTAAATGGGACAATGGATTATCTTGGGCTTATTCAGGAAATATTACTGATTCTGATATGAAACAGAATGTAAAAGCTGCTGGTGGTAATGTTGACGGTATACTCAGATTTTCGATCATGTGGAATGAGGGACAAAATGATAACAGTGACCTTGATGCACATTGCAAAGAACCTGATGGAAACGAGATTTATTTTGGCAATTGCAGAAAACCTAGTATATCAAGATGTGGCGGTCAGTTAGATGTTGATATTACACGCCCTATGACGCAGATGGCAGGAAAACCTTCTGTGGAAAATATTACATGGGCAGATATGTCACGTATGAAGCCAGGTGTTTATAAGTTCTTTGTAAATCAGTATGCAGCAAGAGGAAGTAAAGGATTTAAGGCAGAAATTGAATTCAATGGTGAGATTTTTGCGTTTGAATACAATAGACCTGTTTCTGGTAATGTTCAGGTAGCAGAGGTAACACTTGATGAGAATGGCAACTTCTCAATTAAGGAAAAGCTGTCTGGAAGTTCATCTATTTCAAGTCGTGAGATTTGGGGTGTAAATACAAATCAGTTTGTTCCAGTATCAGTAATTAGTTACAGTCCAAACTATTTTGACGAGCAGGATGGAATTGGTCATAGACATTTATTCTTCTTCCTGAAGGATTGTGTAAATAGCGAAGAGCCTAATGGATTCTATCTTGAGTTCCTTGACAATGATTTAATGAAGCACAAGAGAGTATTCGAGGCTTTAGGTGCTAAGTGTCATGTAGAAGATACTGATGATCAGCTTTCAGGAATTGGATTCTCTATGACAAAGAGAGCAGATTTAGTTGTTAAGGTTAAGGGCGCAACAGAGCGTATAATGAAGATTAAGTTTTAATTAGAAAAGGAGATTATTATGACAAACAACGAATTATTTATTAATGCAACAAGATCAAACTATCAGTTCCCATTCAGAGGAATGATTAACGTAATTGATTTGTGGGATTTATCTCTTACAAATCTGGACTCAGTGTTTAAGACACTCAATGCAGAAGCAAAGAAGTCTGAGGAAGAAAGTCTTCTGAATACTAAGTCAAAGGAAGACGAGGAGATCTCTAACAAGATTGAAATTGTTAAGTATATTGTTGGCGTGAAGCTGGATGAGAAAAAGAAGAGAGAAGATGCTAAGAAAAATGCTGAGATGAGACAGAGATTGCTTGAAATCAAGGCTAAGAGACAGGATGCAGCACTTGAAAATATGTCTGATGAGGATCTGGATAAGGCACTTGCAGAATTAAGTGAGTAATTGTTACAAATATACCATATATAGTATTAAAAATAAGCAACATATACTATATATGGTATATATTTTACATTAGAATGAAACGCACATTTCTTTAGGGATTTTGGAGGTGAAATATGAATATTTTAAACATTATTTTATTGATTATGGGAATTTTTAACCTTATTGTTGGGATAACATGGACGAAAAAGAATGTTGTCAACTTTGTGTTCAAATTATTATTTTTGGCAGGTGGTGGCTATTTAGTATTCTACGCATTATATCTGAGTAACATTTTGATTGTTTTAAATAAGTAAGGAGAATAAATACAATGTCAAACTTATATGTATATCTAATGCGTTCTCGTAACAAAGATAATAAGGATATTCCAAACTTTAAGCAACGAGTTGAAACAATTCTTGAATACAAAGAGAACGAAGATAAAGTAATTGAGGCTTTTAAGAGCTTTGCAGCCAAAGGAGTTCCTGGCGAACAGACAAGATTATATAGGTCAGTTAACTCAAGAAATGAGGAAAAAATCAGAGAAGAATTTACTATCCGTCTGTTGAGAGATAAGCCAAGTATGACACAGCTTAATCGTACATTGGCATCCGTTGCACTACAGGTACAGAATCGTGACGAGAGTAAGTGGTTGTTTGATTTTGATGTGGATGATAGAGAAATGGCAACTAATTTTCTTTCTGATATTAACTATTTTTCGGGAATTAAGCTTATTGATATAAATTGTCATAAGACACCACATGGATTTGCAATCATTGTTCCACATGGTTTTGATATAAGAAAACTTATGGAAAAGTGGAAAGATTATGATATTACATTAAAGAAAGATGAGCTGTTGTTTTTAGATATGATTACGAATGGAGAATAACTATGAAATCTACAATAAGATTTTTAATATGGCTTATGACATTAAACTTATTAATGAATTTTATTTTTCCGAACCAGTTGAATTATGGAAATTTTTTATTAATAGAGACATGTTTGGGATTTTTATCATTTATTATGGTTGATTGGAAAGAAGACAAGTGAGGTGAGAGAGTGAAATATAGAGAAGAAAAGAAAGACTTATTTACAGTATCAGAAGATTATTATTTAGCACATTGTATCAGTGCAGATTTTGGAATGGGTAAAGGAATTGTAGTTGAATTCAATAAAAGATTTGATATGAAACGAAAATTACAGACAAAATATCCAGATTATATTAACCAGTATACTCATAAGAAAATTGGTGGGGACTGTCTATTAGAAGGTAGAGTATTAAATCTTATTACAAAAGAGAGATATTTTCACAAGCCAACAATTATCACAATGAGACTTGCACTTGAAAAGATGAAACAGATTTGTTTGGAGAGTAATATTAAAAAGATTGCAATGCCTGTAATTGGTTGTGGTTTAGATAGGCTGAACTGGAACGATGTCTCAGAACAGATTAAAAGCATTTTTGCAGATACGGATGTTGAGATTTTAGTATGTAAGAGGTGAAAAAGTGAAATTAAAGGACAAAATACGAGATAAATTAAGACATTGGTTATTGGAGGATGATTTGTTTCAAGTGGAAGCAGCCAAGAAATCATATAAAGATGCAATAGAAAAATGCAAAGATGCAGAGGAAAGATATAGATATGCCAATATTCAATTATCTGACGCAACCGTTACATATAAAAATTCTTATAAATTAATTGATGATTGTCACAAAATGATGAACTCGATGATAGATGTTGGAACGGATATTGGTTTTTATTCTGATGATCATTCTTGGGCAGTTGTGTGTATTAAAGGTCATCCAGAATATGTGAAATTTATCCCATTATCACATAGAGATGCACGAGATGTATTGGATTTTCTGAAACGATTTAGATATTCAGATAGAGTTATAGATTCTCCATTTGCGTTTAGAGATATGGTTGACCATTGCATTATGGATAACCCATTTGTAAAGTAGAGAATAATCTAATATAGAAGTAATTCTATTCACGGCTGATCAGCCAAATTTTCCCAAAAAAGAGGTGAGAAAAATTAAGACCTATAAAAAGATTTTATTTTCAAAAGATGCAGAGTCTCCGTTGGCGTGGAGAAATGATAGAAAAGCAAAAACTCACATTGAATTAGTATTATACTTTGATTTCAAAGAAGGTGTGAGATTTACTGCAACGGCAGGAAATATATCAGCATGTCGTAGAAACCCATTCAAGGCACTTTTTAGAGTGTTAGAACATGAGTCAATCGGAATGTCAAAGTATGATTATCTCAAAGATGACACAAGAAGAAAAGGGTTATGGCAGAAGCTATGACTTATATAGAAATTTCTTAACTTGGACATTCGTTCAAGTATTTCCAAAAAAAATAAGTAATGAAATATTTTTTTCATTATTCTCTGTCAAAATACACTATTTTACAGAGGTTACGTAACCATAATTACCTAGGAGTTACTGCTTAATTCCTTTCTTCTTAATTATTTTGTTGCAAAATCCTATGGAATTAACACGTCTGCTAAAACCATAGGAAAAAAATAATTCTCAAGAACTACGAGTATTAAGTTTATGTGGTGGCGTTGAAACAGGATTGTATGCGTTACAGCAGCTCGGAATACCTATAAGAGAATATCATACATATGAAATTTTGCCAGAAGCCATAGCAGTTTCTCAGTACCATTTTCCGTTTGTGGTACATCATGGCGATTTATATGAAGCGGATTTTGAACAGTTCAAAGGATTTGATTTATTATTGGCAGGAACTTGTTGTCAGTCACTTTCAAGAGTACGAATTGAAAGTAAAGAGGTCAATAGTGGTCTTGATGGTAAGTCAGGAATTTTCTTTAAAGCAATTGAGTGTCTTAGGGCAATTCAGCCCAAATATTTCATGTTTGAAAATGTAATACCAAGTAGTGATGAAGATCTGAAGACAATGACAGAATGTATTGGTGTAGAACCTATTCTGATTGATTCAGGAAAATTTTCTGCGCAGAGTCGTGAAAGATATTATTGGACAAACATACCATTAGGTAAATTACTTGATGAATCTCCATTAGTTTTGAAAGATATTATGGAGAAAAGTGTAGATGAGAAATATTTCTATAAGAAAGATTTTGAAATCTTGGATATGAGTAAACGTGTATGTGCAGAGTTAAAAGTTAATTCTATGGAAATGAATAGAAGAATTTATAATCCAGATTTTAAATGTTGCACATTAACTTGCATAAATGGTGGATATCACGAAAAGAAAGTATTAGATAGCGGTAGACCACGAAAACTTACAGAAGTTGAATATGAAAGATTACAGGGATTACCTGATAATTTTACAAAAGTTCAGCTCAATGGTCGTTGGTTATCATACTCAAAAAGATGCAGTTTGATGGGTAATGGCTGGAATGAACCTACTGTTGAATGGATTTTGAGTGGGTTAAGAGAATAAAAGAAAGGAGTAAGAGGTTTGGTATACCGAAAACGCAGCGTTTACTCCTGATACATAATGATAATAAATAGAGTCTGGCAGATGCCAAATAGTAACACATTTTCAATTAAGCCAATCAAAGAGCTGATTGAGAAATATGCAATAGGTAAGATTGTTGATCCATTTGCCAATAGTAATAAGCTGGCAACAGTAACAAATGACTTAGATACACAATATGATACTGATTACCATATGGATGCACTGGATTTCTTAAAGATATTCGATGATAGCTCAGTAGATACAGTGTTATATGATCCACCATACTCGCCACGACAGGTAAGCGAATGTTACAAAAATCTTGGACAGACAGTAAATATGCAGACAACACAAGCTTCATATTGGTCTAAACAGAAGGAACAGATAGGAAGAATTATAAAGAAAGATGGCATTGTAATTACTTGTAGCTGGAATAGTGGTGGCATTGGTAAGAAGTATGGCTTTGAAATTCAGGAAATTTTACTTGTTCCTCATGGTGGTTGGCACAATGACACGATTGTTGTGGTTGAGAAGAAGGTTGAATAGAGAATAACATAATATGAAGTTCGCAGGAAAGCGGAATTTCTTGTGAAATTCAACACAGTATATAGTAGTGGTATAAAAATAGAAACACAATATATAGTGGTTGCAAACACTATAATATCAAGATAAAGGAGGAAATGAGGTTTGAAGCTTCGATAAATGTACATTTACTCCTGAATGATAAGTGAAAAATACATATATTAAAAGTCCAATTAATTATATTGGAAATAAGTATAAACTAATTGGACAAATAATTCCACTATTTCCTGACAAAATAAATATGTTTGTTGATGTGTTTGGTGGAAGTGGAACAGTTTTAATCAATACAAAAGCAGAACATTATTTATATAACGATGTTAATCCTTATGTAACAAGTATTTTTCAAGGACTTGTTACTGAAGATACGGATGATGTTGTAAGTAAAATAGAGAATATAATAGCAGAATATTCTTTAAGTAAAACTAATAAAGAAGGATTTGAAAAGCTGCGAGATGATTATAACAATGGTAAAAATGATTGGATTACACTTTATACTTTGATGTGTCATTCATTTAATCACCAGTTTAGGTTTAATAACCAGCATCAATACAATAGTAGTTTTGGTAAAAATAGAAGTTATTTTTCAGATAGACAGAGAAAAGATTTATATGATATGAAGAAAACTATTAGTACAGATATTGCAGTTGTATCAAAAAGTTTTGCAGATATTGATTATTCTGATTTTGATGAAAATGATTTATTGTACTTTGATCCACCGTATTTTAATTCCGTTGGCAATTATAATGACGGTAAGAGAGGCTTTGAAGGTTGGACGGAACAACACGAAAAACAGTTACTTGAATTATTGGATAAACTCAATGAGCAAGGAACAAGATTTGCATTGAGTAATAATCTAAAATATGATAATCCAATGCTTGATGAATGGAAGAATAAGTATAGAACACATTTTCTTAAAGGTGATTATGTTAATTGCAATTATCATAAAATTGACAGAAGTAAAGATTGCGAAGTGTTAATAACAAATTATTAAATGTCGCAAGAATCATAGATTTCCTTTGGAGAATATATTAGCAGGAGGTGATACGATGAGTAAGATTTACGATTACGAAGAATATCAAAATCAACGAGTAAAAGTTACATATACTGATAAAAGAAAATACAGAGAAGAAAACATTATTGGTCTGTATGGACAAGTTATTAAAACACAGAATAATTCAATAGCGGTTCAGATTGATGGAATGTACAATGCAGCAAGTTCCAATGGATTATATTGGTTTAAAAGAAGTGAATTGGATATTATCAGAGATGAAAGTGAGGATAATAAAATGACAGGATTTAGTAAAGTGGCGATTGTAAATTTGGTAGATGATTACAATAAAAAGGATTATGGATTTGCTTTATATGATGAAGATATTAATGAAATTGTTAAGTATGATACCAATCATCCATTATATCTGATTGTAAATGCAAGAGGAAAAGATAATAGAGTTCTTGGAATTTTAAAAGAAATTAAGACAGTCGAAGAATATGGTAAAGGTGTGACAGCTCAGGTTGTCGGTATAGTTAATATGAACGCATACAATGTAAGAATTGATGAGGAAAATCGTCAGAAAGAAATTGCAAAGCAGAAAGCCTCTATTGAGAAGGAATTAAAGTCTGAGATTGAAAAGATGAATAATATTGCTTTATATGAAAAGATGGCAAAGGAGCATCCTGAGAATCCAAGACTCGCTGAACTTGTTAATGCGCTGAAAGAGTTGGGAGAATAAATCATATGAAGAAATGTGTAATTTTAGAAATGGAAAATAGCAATGATTTTGAGAATGCTATGAATGATTATTTGGATGATGGATACAAAGTAGAATCCAGTTCATGCAATAGTAGATACTATAAAGCAATTCTCGTGTTAAAGGAGGATGAGTAAATCATATGAAGAAGAAAATTTTAGCGGCTATATTAGGATTAACATTGTGTTTTGGAATGACTGGATGCCAGTCTGTTACAAAAGATTTTGGTGGATCAACAACAATTGAGCTTAAACCAAACCAGAAACTTGAAGAAATTACATGGAAAGATGATTCATTATGGTATCTTACAAGACCTATGACAGATGATGACATTGCGGAGACACATACATTTCAACAGTCATCAAATTTTGGAGTATTTGAGGGCAATGTAACTATTATTGAAAAGAAGGAGTAGTATGATAGATAACGAATTACGTCAGCAATATAGACAAGCTGTTGATGATTTGAAAATAGCATTTAAGAAGACTTGTTTGTACAGATTTTGCGAAGAAGTTGTGAAGAAGTTAAGTAAGATTTTGAGATAGTAAGGAGTAAATTATATGAAAAAGAAAATTTTAGTAGTAATGTTAGCAGTTGGAATGGTAGCAACATCATTAACAGGATGTGCTTTTGAGACTGAATCAAGTAAGGTTACATACAATACGAAACAGGAAGCTGAGAATTTTAATATTCTTAGAAGATTTGCAGTAATCAACACTCGTACTGATAAGGTTGAGTTTGAAATGATTGGCGCATTTAGTAGAGAGGATGCAACAGATGATCAGGTGACACTTGTTGTAGAGATGGAAGATGGTACATATAAGAGACATATTATTGGACTAAATGAAGATACGATGTATGTCATTGAGGATTTAGGTGGTGCTGAAGTGAATAAGTACAAGTATGAGGTTAATTATATTCCAGAGTCAATTGTACCATTTGAGATTACAGATAAAAAGTAAGCACATGAAACCGAAGTTTCTTTGTAAATTTTGAAAGGAGAAAAGCAACAATGGGAATGGATTATCAGTATGCAGGAAGTGCAAATTATCCAAGATTTGATAGAGAATTATGTGAAGTTGCAAAGGTTTTTGGTGGTATTGAGACTGCACATTTAAAAGAGAGAAGAGAAACAGAAAGTGAAAGACCATTAGGATATTGGTTTGGTTTTTTGAGTTCTGATGATTCAAAAGAACAAAAATTTAGTTTCCCAGAAGGAACAAATGATATATTAGTCAAGTGGTTTAATGATATCTATAGTGAAAGTTTCACACCAGAAGAAACGAAAATTGTGTGGAAAAATATATCTAAACATCCTGAAATTGAAGAAATTTCATATCAGATATGGTATGAATTAGAAGCTTTATGTGAAGATAATGAGGCATGGAAACTATATTAAGAGAATAATACATTGAAAGGAGCGAGAGATTTGCTGCAGCATTAAATCTGGATTTGCTCTGAGTAAGAAATGTTAGAGGTTAACAAAATATACAATGAAGATTGCCTTGAAGGTATGAAAAAGATTGATGATAAGTCAGTCGATGCGATTATTACGGATCTTCCTTATGGACAAACTTCACGAAATAAATGGGATTCAGTTATTCCATTTAAACTATTATGGGAACAGTATGAACGAGTTATTAAAGACAATGGTGCAATTATTCTATTTGCGAATGGTATGTTTACTGCAGATTTAATGCAAAGCAATCGTAGGCTTTGGAAATATAATTTGATTTGGGAGAAAACACAACCAACAGGATTTCTAAATGCTAAGAAAATGCCATTACGCTCACATGAAGATATCTGTATTTTCTATAAAAAACTTCCAACTTATAATCCACAGAAAACAACTGGACATCCAAGAAAAGTTAGCAAAGCAGAACACAAGACTAACTGCAAAGAGACTACTGATTATGGAGAACATGGTCTTACTACTTACGATAGCACAGAAAGATATCCTAAGTCAGTATGGACATTTGCAAAGGATATTCAAAAGTCGGCACTTCATCCGACACAAAAGCCTGTAGCACTGATTGAAGAGTTGATTAAGACCTACACCAATCCAGGAGATTTAGTTCTTGATTCATGTGCAGGAAGTTGCACAACTGCAGTTGCAGCTTTGAATACAGGTAGAAATTACATATGTTTTGAGAAAGATAAGGATATTTTTGAGGTTGGAAGTAAGAGAGTGAGAGAATATACAGGAGAGAAAAATGACAGCAAATAAAGCTAAAGAGTTTCTTTTAATACATTTTGAATACTTGAAAAATTCATGGAAGCCACACCCTGATTACAATGTTTTAGAAGCAATCAAATTTGCAATATCAGCACTTGAAAAACAAATTCCAAAGAAAGTGAAAAATAGTGGAGAGAGAATACCGTTTGAATGGTATTGTCCTACTTGCGGAGAATTATTGTGTGATGATGGATATAAAGATACCGACATTAAATATTGTGATCAATGCGGTCAGGCATTAAATTGGGAAGTTTAAGAGAATAATAAAAATGAAAGGAGACGAGGTTCGTGTACACAAGAAGGAATTCCTTACTCCAAGTAATTTATGAAATACGTTGGTAGCAAAAATAGATTAAGTAAAGATTTAGCACCAATTATTCAATCATATATAACTAATGAAACGGAAGGATATTTAGAGCCTTTTGTCGGAGGTACTAATATGATTGATAAAATTAAATGTAATAAAAGGATAGGTACAGACAATCATAAATATTTAATTGCTGTACTTAAAAAGTTATCAGAAGGTTGGATACCGCCAGAAGAAATTACAGAAGAAAAATATCAAGATATTAAGAACAATAAAGAAAAATATCCAGATTATTTAGTTGGGTATGTTGGTTTTCAGCTTTCATATGGTGGTAAGTGGTTTGGTGGATACAGAAGAGATAAGGTTGGAAAACGTAATTATTCCTTAGAGGCATATAAAAATACTATCAAACAAATCCCAAATCTTAAAAATATTCAATTTGAAGTATTCGACTTCAGAGATATCCCATTAGATAAAATTAAAAATTATGTTATTTATTGTGACATTCCATATTGTGATACAACAAAGTATTCAACTGGAGGTTTCCCATATGAAGAATTTTACGAATGGGTTAAGAGGGCAAGTGTAAATAATACTGTTTTAATTAGTGAATATAACATGCCTGATGATTTTAAGTGCATTTGGCAAAAAGAAACAAAAACACTTTTAGATAGTAATAAAGAAAAAAGTGATAATAAGAATATTAGAATTGAAAAGTTGTTTACATATAACGGAGAATAATAAAATGTTTAATATTAAAGATTTGGTAATAGAAAAAATTATTTCTTGTAATGTTTGTGATGAAGAAGGAAAGATAATTGGCGAAACAACACGATTGCTCGATGATAATGAACCTATTGTCACGATTATAAAAGCAATGACAATATCACAAAAATAAAAGAATAAAAACTAGCAAGAAATTTTGGTTTCTTTAGGAGGTAATTATGGAAGAAACAAGTATTATTAGAAGGTTTGATGATTTAGGGAGAATTAATATTCCAAAAGAGTTTAGAAGACGACTGTTCCCACTTATAAATGAGGATTCTGAAGGTCAACCTATGGAAATGTATATGAATGGTAATGAGATAATTATTCGTAGGTATATAGATTCTTCTGAATATTGTAAATGGGAAGATACTGAAAGTCTTAGAGATAAAGGTGTTGAGTATAGCACAGACGGGTTATATAAACCAGGATGTAATAATGACGAAGATGATTTTAGAAATTGGGATTATATAAGGCATTTCAAATTTTGTCCTTACTGTGGGAAAAAGATTTATATAGTAAATTAAATAGAGAATATAATAACGTAATTACAAAACAAGGAAAGGATAAACGTTCACATGTGAGTAAAGCTGCGCAGCTACTATCGGTGAACAAATATTGGCATTAAATATTGGATATTTAACATCAGATAAGGAAGATAATGAGTTATACACGCCTTACTACGCTGTAGATCACATTGTCAAATATCTTCCAAAGGATAAAATCATATGGTGTCCATTCGATGAAAATTGGTCTGCTTTCTACAACAGGCTAAAAGAGGAAGGATACAATGTAGTCAGAAGTTCATTAGCTGAAGGTCAGAATTTCTTCAATTACGAACCTGAGAAATGGGATATTATAGTTAGCAATCCACCATTCTCAATCAAAGATAAAGTCTTAGAAAGACTCTATTCATTCAATAAACCATTTGCGGTTCTTCTACCGCTTAATTCCCTACAAGGTAAAACAAGATATAAATATTTCAAAGATGGTATTCAGATCCTTAGTTTTGATGCAAGAATTTGCTATCACAATAAAGAGCATATGGATTCTGTAATAAAAGGTAGTCCATTTGCAACGGCATATTTCTGTAAGGATTTATTACCAAAGGATCTGATTGTTGAGAAGTTGGTTACATATGAAAGACCATTAGGAGAATAAAAACATGAGAATGTATGAATGCATCAAAGAATTTAAAACAACTCTATTTGATAAAAATGAGGTAGAAAGAATAAAAATAGAAATTGGTTCTATTTGGTTCGTAGCACAGAAATTATCAGATGGTAGATATATTCTCAGTAATAACAAAATAGAACTTGTTCTATGTGAAAATTTATTAAAAAATAATTTTGAGCAATACGGATAGTTTTATTAAAATCTCAATCTCTGGAATGCTCTAAAATCAAGGCTTTCAGAGGTTGAAAAAGCCAAGGAAAACCACGTTTCATTCGAGGAGGTGAATTATGAGTAAATCATTAGAATTTGTAAAAGAACGAATTGCATCAGGTAAGTGCAATGGCATGGAGAATAATACGTATGAATCCATGATTGAGCAAGATATACGAGAGTTATTTAATGTTGTTAATTATACCAAAGATGAAATAATTTTAGCAGATGTTCCTTACCTTAAAGGTGATGAACCTTATTTCAATGTGATTATTAAACGTGATCCAGATGCAGATTTTGAATATTTCACAATGCAACGTTGTAATTGTGATGGAACATTTGTATTCTTTCAAGACTTAATGGGAGAATGTATAGATAAAATGATTCATCTCAAAACTTGTAATGTTAATAAAGAGATACCAAAAGACTTGACAGGATATTCTATCGTTTATACTGTTGGAGATTTTGTGTTAGCGGAAGAGTTTGGTGATGAGTTTTCAACTAAAGATAAACCTTGGATGAAGAGTAGATTTACAGTTATGTTACCAATTAAATTTGATGTGATAAAGAGTGGAGAATAATATGAGAGTATATGAATTGCAGCAGTATGACGTAATTTCTTATCGACCACCACAACCCCATAAACAGGAATATAAACTTGGAGAACATATTTTTATTGATGAATTAGCTGAAGCAATGTTTGATTCACCTGCTCTAAGGTTAGACAGAGATAAAAATGAGAACAAGATGCTTCGAGTTATAGAAATAAAATATGTGAAATTCCCTTGGTGGAAGTTTTGGAAGAGAAGAAAATATGTTGAAGAATATCATTTAGAAATTATGTAGAGGAAATGGATATGAACAATCGACAGAAAAAGAAATTATTTAAACAGACACTTATTAAGGTTAGAAAATTACATCCACAGAAAGGTGATGTGATTTGTTTACGACCAAATCTTGATTATATTGACTTAGGAACTATGTGTGATTTCTTGAGAGTATATGAAAGTCACAAGGCTTTTGGAGAGGCTAAACTTGCCATTGTTCCATCAGATATTAAACATATATATGGTGGTAAAGAATTAGCACAAGTATTTATTGATAAGTTGCAGAGTATTGTAGACCAGATGGGAGAATAAATGATTAGTCAAGTTGATTTGAAAAGTACGGAAGTTGGAGAAAAGAAATACTATCTTATAACACCTGAAGGTCTAATATTTCATGAAATTCCATTTGAAGAAATACATGATTTAACACGAGAAGTATGGATATCACGTTGTCCTTGTTGTGGTGGTCTTCAAGGATATTATTATTCAGAAAATAAAGCCAAGAAAAATAGCAACTTCTGTGTTGAATGCCGTCATACTCGATTATTTTTAATAAAGAGATACAAAGGCTATTCTAAACTGAATATAAAATTTAAGCTATTAACAAAAGGTTATAAAGAATACAAAGGAATTAAATATCCTTATATGGATATTCATGGTTGATAAGAAAGAAGCATTTCCTTTGAGTTTTTGAATGACAAAGAGAGAATATATAGGTGACAATAAATTATAAGGAGATATGTTTTATGCGAAGAAAAGATAAAAAATTTAAAATCCAATACAAAGTCGATGATAAGGTATTGTCTTTGAGGTTCGAGACAATACGAGATTTTTTAGAAACCGATTTCCCTAAGAACAATAATCCAATGTCACCTACAAAAGATACGGAATTATTATCCGTAACTTGGCACAAGCAACCGCTATTTGAAAAATGTTTTAAATTAGGTGAAGTAAAAACGCTTTTAAAAGATTTTAATCCTACAAAATTACTTAGGAAAGAAATCTATTCAATAGAAGAAGCCAGAGATAAGGTTAAAGATGTTTTATTTGAGAAAGATAAAAAACTTGCAAAAGTTGATTTTGACGGAGATTTGATTAAGGGCAATAGCCAAAGATACCAAACATTTTTTACTAAAGGTTGTAAATGTGTAGTTTGTGGAATTGAAGGAAAATATTTTGCAAAAGAAAGACATTTACAGGATAAGAGTTATCATCTGAATTTATATGCAGTTGATGATAATGGCAATGAAATTTTAATGACAAAAGATCATATTATACCACGCTCAAAAGGTGGTATTGATGATATTAGTAACTATCAAACAATGTGTAAGCTTTGCAATGAAGCAAAAGGTAACAAATTAGAAGATTAAAAAAGAAAGGAAAAATAGAAAAGTTCCTATAGGATAAAGTGCGCACTACTTACTAAGGTAAGAGAAACTTGGATCAGAAGAAATTTATGGACATATCACGTATCAAAGAAGATACGGAATTAACAGTAGCAAATACAGGTGGATTTCATGTAGGAGATCATATTGTAATTCAAGAAAAAGTAGACGGAAGTAATTCGGCTATTGCATATGATAAGGAAACAAATAAATTAGTTGCATTTTCAAGAAGACAGACTCTTAATTACAACAATACATTAAATGGATTTTGGAATTGGGTACAGACATTAGCAGTCGAACCATTTTCAAAATATCCAAACTATGTATTCTTTGGGGAGTGGTTGACTTCTCATACTATTAAGTATATTCAGGACGCATATAAGAAATTTTATTTTTATGATGTATATGATAAGGAAAATGAGTGTTATCTACCACAGTCAGAGATTAAGAAACTCGCTGATGAGTTGAATTTGAGATATGTACAGACATTTTATGATGGTGAGTTTGTCTCTTGGGAGCATTGCATGTCGTTTATGCACAAGTCAGATATTGCAGTTGATGTTCCTGAAGGAATTGTTGTTAAGAATCAGACAGAACTTAACAATCCAAACTCACGAACTCCATTTGTATTAAAGATTGTAAATTCACAGTTCAGTGAAATTAAGAAAGATAATCATAGACAGAAAGTAGAAGATCCTCAGAAATTAGCTGCTAAAGCAAAAGCATCTGATATTGTAGAACAAATTGTTACAAAGAATAGGGTTCAGAAAGAATTACATAAAATGATTGATGAAGGTATTTTGTCTGAAAAGATTGAACCACAGGATATGAAGATTGTTGCACAAAATTTACCTAAGAGAATTTTTGAGGATTGTGTAAAAGAAGAGAATGAATTAGTTGTTGAAGCTGGTGAATTCTTTGGAAAGGTGTGTGGTTCTACAACTATGAACTTGGCAAGAAAAATTATATTTGGAGAATAATATGAGCAGATTTCAGTTGGAGAATTAAAATCTATTCTTGAAAATCATCCAGACGATTATGAAGTTGTTATGAAGATTAAGCACAAATATCCAATCTCTAAGGAAGAAGGTCTTAGAGGTTGGTGTGCTTATATCAATGGCGTAAAAGCTAATGGTGATTTTCGAGAGATTAGGTTGATGAATTAGGAGAATAAAATAAAAGAGGTGATTTGATGAAATGTAAAGATTGCCCTTATGGATATGAAGACTTTGAAAAATATAAATCATACATTGACGAAGAAGATATTGAGAACTGTGTTTGGTGTGATAAAGTTGGTGGCAAAATTTATTCTTTTGGTCATTGTAGTGATTGGTATGAGCAAGATGAAGAAAAGTATAAGAATCATTCTAAGAAAAAGAGAATGAATAAGCGTGAGAGATATTTGAAATATCAGAATCACCTCAAATATTTAGAAACAGTTTCGTGTGGAAATCCCAAAGCTGTAATTTATAAGGATGAAATATGGGATAAAAAATTAGGATATGTTAAAAATCCAAAACCTTATTATAAAAGACAATATAGATACAAAATAAGCAAATATCTAAAACGTCAATCAAATCAGAAAATCAGAAGATATAAAGGTGAATTACATAATGGAAATCAGTGTCATAAGTTATATGACTTTTGGTGGAGATTAACGTAAGTTAGGAGAATAAATATATGAAGATAGAGTTAATCAAATTAAAATTCAATGATATTTGTGCATATAAGCATAAGCCATTCACTTATTGCTGTGATGAAATTCAAAATGATAAGGCTATTGTATTTACAGGTGAAGATTTGGTATGCAACGATACTTTTGGATTAGTAGTAAGAGATTCAGATGACAATATAATTCCTCAATTTTGTACTTCATATACTGAAACATTTAACTCTTGGGGAGATGAATACGAACAAACAGACAATTATCCAATCCAGTTCTGCCCTCACTGTGGAGAGAAGATTGATGTTTCAGTTGTAGATGAGATTGATGTATCTGATAAATATAACGAACTGACTAAGCAGCGTGATGAATTGTGGAAGAAGTGTCAGAAAACAGATAGTAAGAAGAAAGAAGCTGAACTAAGAGAACAGGTTAGAAAGCTTGATGACCAGATAAACGACTTCTATGAGTTAGGCGAATGGAGAGAGAATAACAATGTATAAACAGATTATTATTGCAAGAAAAGATTTAAACATGAGTCATGGTAAACTCGCAGCTCAAGTCAGTCACGGCTCTATGGCATTTCTCAGTTGGTTTATTAGAAATAATGCCGATTTAGATGGTCATGTCGATGGCTATATTGACGAAGATATTCTTCACAATTGGATTGAGGGCGAATTTACAAAATGTGTTCTTCAGGCTAAAAATAAGAATCAACTACTAAAAGCTAAGACTATAGCAGAAGAATTAGGAATGATCGAAGGCAAGGATTTTTGGCTTATACGTGATAATTGTCACACAGAATTAGAACCCGAAGAAGATGGTAGAACACTTACTGTAATTGGTTTTAGACCAATGGACAGTCAACTTATTGATCAGATTGGAAGAAAATATCATTTATATATGTAGAAATGGAGAATATTAAAATGGAAAACAGATTATTATTTGAGAAAGATGTTATTAGAGCAGTTGATAAACATACGAATGATGATAGTCAGTTAGATAACGATATTAGCTGTATTCTTGAAGAAGTTGAAACACCTATAATAGAACTTCCACCTGTTATATTACCTTCAAAAGTAGAAACTAAACCAGTACAGAAACAGAAACGAGTTGAACTATTCGAGAATGAAGATATTGTCTTAGAGCAACGTGGAAACAGATATTACTTATCTCTGTATGATAAGGAAGGAAAATTTCAGAGAGAAGTAAGTATTGATGTCAAGGGTGATTACAAAGTTGGACTTGGGAATTGTAAGTAAAGGAGATTGTTATGGCAGTATTTAAAAATTTTAAAGATGATGAATTAATCGTAAGCTGTAAATGCGGTTGTGATGAGGGTATCCATTTTAAAATCGCCGATTATGAAGATGGAGATTACGCTTTTTTGACCTATACGAATGGCAATTTTTATACTCAGCAAAGACCATTCTTTGAAAAGTTGAAGAAAATTTGGGCGATTATTAGGAATAAGGATTTTTATTATTCTGATATTGTGCTTACAAAAGATGATTTTAACGAGTTTAAGGAATGGATTAATAGAAAGTAGAGGCAAGTAAATTCAGGTTTCTTTTGGTTACAAAGAGAGGATATTAAAGCAAGGAGGTAAGAAAAATTGAAGAGACAGATTCGTAGAGGTGTTTTCGAGACAAATTCAAGTAGTCAACATTCGCTTTGTATTATGAAAAATAATGAGCGTTATACACCAGATGAGATTGCAAGGGACTTTTATTTGTGGGATGACAAAGAAACTGGCGAGAAAGATTGCGAATGGCATATTTGGGATCATGATATGGAGTTTGGCAGAAGTCCATTTAGAGCATTAGGTAATTTTCATGACAAGTGGTTGTATGCTTGTGCTTCATTGGTGCATGAGTATAATGATGAGAATTATAAGAAACTTGAAGCACTTGCATTAAAATATGTTCCTGGTCTTAAAAAGATTATTATTCCGATGATTTCAGATTCAGTCGCTGATAAAAATCATCCAGAAAATAAAGATAGTGATTATGCACAGGAATATGGTAAGACAGAGGATGAGCTTAACGAATGGCTTGAACAGAAAGAAAAGGATTGGGGAATTGACACAATCGAATATTGGGAAACCGACAATGGATATTTTCATTTTGAGAAACCATGTACAGGATATGTTGATGTAGATATACTTAGTGGTTTCCTTAAAAAAGAGAATATATCATTAGAGGAATATCTAACAAATAAGAAATATGTTGTTATTCAAGATGGTGACGAATATGGATATTTTGGAGATATGAAACGTAGTGGTTTGATTAATTTGGATGCTATTGATCATGAGTATCCAAGAGCATATGGAACGGAGGATTAATTTATGAAGAGACAGATTAGACGTGGAGTTTATGAAACTAATTCATCAAGCACACATTCACTTACAATGTGTAGTGAGGAAGAATTTGAACAGTGGAAGAATGGTGAACTTCTTTTTGATGAATGGGGTTATGAGTCATTTGTAAAAGCAAATAGTTTATCAGATGATGATAAGAAATATGCAGCACAAGACTATGAAAATCACAAAGATGATTTTTCTAAAGATTGGTCAGACTTGTCAGAATCTGCGAAAGAAAAGTATTATAGCAAATACGCAAAAGAGAACAATATTGTAGACGAGGATGCTAAAACCTATGAGGAGTGGCAGCACGATGATCTTGAAACATTTGTAAATAGATATACAAGTAAAAGTGGAGATAAAATTGTTGCGTTTGGTAAGTATGGATACGATGGTTGATTTAATTTAGGAGGATTTTAAGAATGGAATTATTAGGAAGATACATAAATGGTAACTTTAAAACCACAATTTTGAGCGATGGAACAAAGATCAGAGAAACAGAAGATGATGAGTTTTTGCCAACTTTTGCAGAGAATATGGATATAAAAATTTGTAATTTTTGCGATATGGGATGTCCATTCTGCCATGAAGGTAGCACAACAGATGGAAAATTTGGAGATATTTTGAATGAGAAATTCATTAACACACTTCATCCGTATCAGGAAGTTGCTCTTGGTGGCGGAGATGCTACAAGTCATCCTGACTTAATTCCATTTTTACAGAAACTCAAAGATAGAAAAGTTATTGTAAACATGACGGTAAATCAGATTCATTTTGAGAAAAAAACAAGAACTTATTAAAAAGCTTGTTGATGAAAAACTTATCTATGGTCTTGGTGTATCACTTGTAAATCCCACAGAAAAATTTATCGAACTTATTAAGAAATATCCAAATGCGGTTATTCATGTAATCAACGGGGTATTAAAGCCATCAGACGTAGAAGCTTTGGAGAATAATAATCTGAAGATGCTGATTCTTGGTTATAAACATTTAAGACGTGGTGATGATTTTTATTCAGAAGATCATGAAAACATTATTGTAAAGCAGAATTGGCTATATGAAAATCTTGCAGATATTATTGAGAAATTTAAGGTAGTTAGCTTTGATAATCTTGCCATCGACCAATTGAATGTTAGAAGATTGATGTCTGATGATGAATGGAATGAGTTCTATATGGGCGATGATGGAACAATGACTTACTACATCGACATGGTTGAGCGTAAATTTGCAAAAAGCTCAACGGCGGCATTTGATAAGAGATATGACTTATTGGATTCAGTAGATGATATGTTCCAGAAGATTTTATCTGAGTAACTTCACAGGAAAGCAACATATCCTTGGATTTTAAGAGAATAATACATTGGAGGTGAAAATATGTATCAGAATTGTTGTAAGAAATGTGGAAGCATTTCACTACATACAGAAGTAAAAGGCAATAACACAGGACTTTATTGTGATGATTGCGGCGCATGGATCAAATGGCTTGGTAAAGATGAATTGAGAGCTTTTGAACATTCTATGAGAGAAGCAACAAAAGAAGAAAACGAAGCTGTTGATAAGTATTTAGAAAGCATATCAGAACCAACAGGTTACAATATATATGAAGATTCAACAATTATTGAAAGACTTAACAGGTTTATAGATGGTATTGATGAAGCTATTGATAGCGTATACGACAATCCAACGGCAGAACACGACAAACTTATCTATAATAACGCATATGCTTTTGCTTTAGAAAAATGTAAAACAGGTATTCAGAATATCATTGAAGGTAGAGAATTTAATGATTCAGAAGAGTCGCAGTAAACCAATCTTTCATTCGGAAATTTTTAATCATATCTAAGCCATTCGGCTATGGGAATCCCAACAAATAAGAGAATAAAATATCAGAAAGGTGGTGAAAAGTAGTGCATCCAAGTGATTTTTTTGAAAATTGCTCATTGAGGACTGGAATTGATACATTTGAAATTTTTGACGAAGATTTGAAACAAAAATTAAAAAATATTCATCCTAAAAATTTCTTAAAAACAAAAATCACCTTACCTGTTTATAAGATAAATCTATCTTATGTGACAGAAAAAGGAAATTACAAGACAGTTGATAGATATACTGTAATGGATTCGAAGTCAGATGATGAGTATGTAGATTTTTGGATAGATATGTTTATTCAGGATTATAACAAAGATAATCCAAATCATAAAATGACAAAATGTGAAGTCAACAGTATTGAACGAATCTGCGAGGCTGTGCTACCACTTGGTTAGTTTTTCACCATATGTATTTAATGCCTTTGATTAGCAAAGGTTGTCACAATGATTCATAAAACGGATCATTGGTTTATATGAATCGAAAAAGTAATGTGATAGTGACGTAAAAAGACACTCACTAAGTATGGCTTTACCTCATTGAAATGAAATAAATTTCAGTGAGGAAAGTACATATTGGTACAAAAAGCTAATACAATTGAAGAATTATTGCAGGATTGTCCTGTAAACTCAGTAATAGGAGATAATTTAATAAGAGCATGGTCGAAAATTAACAGCTCCAAATATTTATATATACTATGTTCTATTTCAGGTGGATCAGATAGTGATGATATGTTGGATATTGTTTATAGATGCGATAAAAGTAATAAAGTGAAGTATGTCTGGTTTGATACTGGATTAGAATATTCTGCAACAAAAGAACATCTCGAATATTTAGAAAATAAATATGATATAACAATTGATTCATATAAAGCAATTAAGCCAATCCCACTATCGTGTAAACGATATGGACAACCATTTCTATCTAAGCAAGTCAGTGAATTTATCCAAAGATTACAAAAACATAACTTCCAATGGGAAGATGAGGATTTTGATACGCTATATAAGAAGTATCCGAAGTGCAAATCTGCATTGGAATGGTGGTGTGGAGTAAAAGGTAATGGTAGTCAATTTAATATCACTCATAATAAATGGCTAAAAGAATTTATGATTGAAAACCCACCAACATTTAAAATTTCTAACAAATGTTGTCAATATGCAAAGAAAGATGTCTCACATAAGCTTTTAAGAGAAGGTGTGTATGGCGATGGAAAAATACCATTTGACCTAAATATTGTAGGTGTAAGAAAAGCTGAAGGTGGAGCAAGAGCAACTGCATATAAAAGTTGTTTTGATGAAAATGATTCTGGTTGTGATAATTATAGACCTTTATTTTGGTATAAAGACTCAGACAAAATAGACTATGAAAATGCTTATGATATTGAACATAGCAAGTGTTATACAGAATACGGACTGAAAAGAACTGGTTGTGCAGGCTGCCCATTTGGTAGAGATTTTGAATACGAATTAGAAGTAATTCAAAAGTATGAACCGAAACTTTATAAGGCTGTTAATAATATTTTTGGAGATTCTTACGAATATACAAGGAAGTACCGTGAATTTGTAAAGAAAATGAATAAAAAGTAGAGAATAACAAATTGAGAGGTTACGAAAGCCTTGAAAAATAAGGCTTTTTAGAATCTCAAAAGTCGAAGGAAATTTTTCTTTCCTTTAAACAGATTGGAGGTGATTGATATTTCAGAGCTACATGATAAATTAGAAAAAATGAGTGATGCTACAAAAGTCTTAATAGTTGGTAAACAGATAGATGCCATAGGAAAAATGATAAGTGCAATGGTAGAAACTCGAATAAAAAATGAGCTTGAACAAAAATATAAAGACTTAGACATACAGGTACAAGAAGATCCGATTGCAAAGCTTCTTGAAACAATTAATGAAATGCATTTTGGCGATAATTTTCCTATTGAATGCCTTGAACCTCCAAAACAAGAGATATCAACTCTTAAAAAGAGAATAAAGTATTGTAAGAATCCTATGGAGAAAAAGAAATTAGAGCAGGAATTAAATGCTTTATATAAAGAACATAAAAGAAATAGGAGATAATTCATGAAGTTGATTAACAAATATGCAAATTCAAAATATTCAAAAATGAATGAATATTATTGTTGGATCACAACAGAATTGGACAAGCTTGCTGGACTTGATCCTAATGGACACTGGAAACATTATGTGCTTTGTGATTATGAGGATGGTTGTTTGCCTATCAGAATTCCAGGTGGAACACTTGGAAGTATTGAATATGACGAGAATAGTGTTATTACTAAAATTCATGTTTGTACTGATTATGTTGTAAAAACTTATCCTGATGATGTAAATGAACAGCTTCAGAAATTCGTTGGTCAGAAGATAGAAATGGGAGAATAACTATATGGCAGACAGACAAACCAAAACTATACAGTGGACAATAAATCTTCCAATGGACTTTCCTTCAGAGTGGGATGATGACATGATTGAATTTCATCTTAATGAATCAAGTTGGTGTTGTAGCAATCTTATTAGTAAACTTAAAAAATACGATGAGAAAAATGGCTGTATTTGTGGAATATGTGAAGCAAAAGTGGCTGAGAAGATAGAGAGCTTGATAAGTGAAGAGAGAAATAAAACACTTGATGAAGTTCTAAAGACTTGTGATATTGAATGCGGATTGTACAGTGGTGATGTTAAGAATCTTACAAGACACGCTTTGATGAAAGTGTTGGATGGATTGAGAGAATAATAGATAGGAGATAAAAATATGGATAATTTAACACGCAGAGAAGAAGTAAATCTTCATGAAGCAATTCAAAAATCATTCCCTAGAATTATTATCAAGGATCTTACAGAGCATGAAAGAATTTGTCCTGTCTGCAATGGTCTTGGAATGAAAATAGAAGACAATATTTATGGAATCAAAGGCGATAGTTCTGAAGCTGGTAGAAAATATCATTTTCCATACAAGCATCAAGCACTTTCATTTTGTCAGAGTTGTTTTAATGGAGTACAGCAATTATGTCCTTATTGTGGACAGTCTTATAAGAATCAGGGATATATGCATTGTGATTGTGAAGGACAGAAGAAAGCTGACGAAGAAGAGAGAATAAAGAAGTGGAATGAGAAAGTAGCAAATGCAGTAGCTGTTGATGAAAAAGATGTAGATACAATGCTGTACTGTGAAGAGTTTGACGAGTATTACGATACTGTTGATGATTTCTTTGACGATTATTTTGGGCGTTATACAGATGAAGAATTTAATAATGATGGCAGACCTGAGAGATTATGGGTGTGCAGCGTGGAGAAGATTCATATTGATGCTGATAATGTAGTTGACAATGCTTGCGAAGAGTTACATGAAGATGCTTATAAACAGTGTGATATTGGTGGTCTGCAAAATTTGTTAGATACATGGTGTAAAGATCAGACAGGAGCTACTACATATTATCCATGTTATAAGCAGTATGTAGAAATTGATTGGAGTGAATATGAAGATTGTAGCAGGTAATTATTTCGGTAAAAATATTCAGTTTGTATGTAGATGCTGCAACTGTGTATATGAAGTTGAATCAAAGGATGATTGGAATGTTCAGATGATATTTCCTAACTATTGTAGTTTTAAATATAAAGTTCCTGAATATGGAGTAACTTGTCCTAATTGTGGTCATGAAGAATATCTTGGTTGCGATCAAGATGACTTGATAGGAACTGAATCTGAAAACCTACACTGTCCTTGGATTCCATTATTAAAGAAGAGAGCAGATTGGAATGAACGATATAGGGTTGAGCCAATAAGAGAATAAGTATTTGTGAGGTGAGTAGATGAGAGCATACAAATGTGATGTTTGTGGTAAGTATTGTGAAGATTGTTTTGAAATTAAGGATGATACATTTGATGTCTTCCCATCAGATTTCGTTGACAGAGGACAATATGATAAAAAAAAGGTGGAAGTACGAGATTTGTGTTCTGAATGTTATGTAGATATTAAAAATTATATTCATAACAAAGTATTCAATAGGTTTAAGAAAGAGGAAGAATCGAAGTAAAGATTCGTTTCTTTTGAAAATTTTTACAGATAGGAGTGATATAAACGAGAGTTTATAAAGATAAGCAGTATCTCATTTTCGATTATGAAGATGGTCGTACTGTAAAATATGATTTCGCAACAAAGACTGCTATTGGAATTAAAGGTAAACCAGTAAAAAATCTATGTAGTCAACTAAGTGGTTTTACTTTAAATGAGTTATTTGATTGTTGTGATGATGAAAAATATGCAAAGTTTTTGCGATTTGTAAAGAGAGAAGAGTCTGATTATTATCCAATATATAATATAGGAACAATTCTAAATCGTGTACCACGATATTCAAACTATGAACAGTTGTTTTCAGCAGGAATAGATGAGATTTTAGATAGTAGGAACAAATTCAAATATACAATTAATCAAATTCCCAAAGCGTTAATTAAATTATGTAAAAACAGAGAAATAAAATTATCTAATAGCATTCTTGAATGTTATAAGAAGAATCCTGATGCTCATTTAATCGCATATAAGTTGGAATATATGAGCTTGACAGATAATGATATTTACAAAATTTGGTCAACAGATAATTATGACTACGATTATGATACATATGAACGGCATTATTGGTCTTATTTTAATAAATTGATTGAAGAGTATGGATATACTGCAAAACCACTTTTATTATATATTGACCAGTTAAAAACATTTGAAGCATTAGAAGATGTTAGATTTGTGATTAAAGAACTATATGACTATGCAAATATGATGAAATCTATTAGTCCTAAATTTGACAAGTATCCAAGACATTTTTTAACTACCCATAAGATTGCTTGTAGAAATTACAATCGAATGAAGAAAGAGTTCTCAGAAGAGTTGTTTAAAGAGAGAATAAATAAACAGTATGAATGCTCTTTTGGTGATTACATATTCATTTATCCAGATTCTACACAGGATATAAAGGATGAGGCTGCCTCACAAAACAACTGCGTTGCTTCATACATAGATAAGGTTATTGACGGTAAGTGCCACATTCTTTTCTTGAGAAAGAAGAATAAACCAGATGAGAGTTTAGTAACGATTGAAGTAAGAAATAATCATATTGTACAAGCTAGACGAAGATTTAATGATGACGTAACGGCAGAAGATCAGAAAGCTATTGATGCATTTAATAAAAAGTTTGCGAACAAGGAGGACAAAGCAGCATGATTAAAGGTGATAAAATTAAACTCGTTCATAAGATGGGCGTTTTTGACAACATTGGTGAGATTTGTGAAGTAACTGATATTCAGGAAGGTGGAGTAATCTGCTTTAAATTTGGTGGTTGCCATCTTGGTTGTATGTCATATGACGAGTATGAAAAGTATTTTGAAAAGGTTGAGACACCTGTAAAGAAACCTTGGAGTGATTGGAGTTTGGCACACGAACTTACTTTTATTGATATTAGGGGTGATGAAAAGACCATTAAATATCAGTATAGAGATAATGGTAAGAGAGTCCAGGTTAGAAGTGGTGCTTTGAAAGCGGGTTCATCTTGTTATGACGAGGATGAATTTAGTCTTAGTAGTGGCTTGGAACTGGCAGAGATGAGATTAGTTGTAAAATATCTTGATAACCAGGTTAAGTCGATTGCAAGGGCGATGTAAAAGGAGATTAAATGGATAGCAAGAATATAATTTTCGATAAAGGTTCAAGAGCTAATTTGATTGAAAGCATTGTACAGGAAGCAATTCAAAATGCCTTGGAAGAAATTGATAAGAATTTAATTGCACACTTGGAATGTAGATATGCGTGGTTAGGCGATTCTGATGAAGCATATAATCCGTATACAAAAGAGAGAATAGATTTATGGAAAAATAGAAAAAGATATACTCTTCAAACAAATAACTGTACATATAAAATAGTGTATGATTTTATGGAGAATATTATCAAAGAAGAATTATACAACAGATCTTATGATGATGCCAATATGCCGATTGTGTATTTATCTGGATGCTATTTATCAGGAACAGATATTATCGTAAAAATGAGCGTCACATTATTACAGAAAGGCGAGGATGAGAAGGCTGATGAATAACAATATATAGAAAGTATTCTGAAAGAGTAATCAATCAGATAGTTACTATATATTAATAGCTTATATACATAAGATTTACGCAAAGAAAGGAGAAGGCAATAGATTGAACAGTAGCATTTTTGTTCCTAAAACGATAAATGTTGGATATCAAAACCGTTCAGGAACTTACACAGGAAAACTTGCCTATGTCATTTACTATGACGAAAAAGGTAAACTACGAAAAGAAGCATCATGGAATAGTTGGCGTGACGATAAAATCCCAAATGATGAATTTGAGAATGTTCCAACAGAAGGATTTGTGCTCAATAAGAAAGCTGGCGATTACTCTACAGGATGGGATCACAGACATGCTTATTGTAGAGTATATGATCCAAGAGGATTTGAGTTTGAAATTACCATTGAAAATTTATTATACATTCTCGAAAATGCGAATTGTATCAAGGGTAAGGGACTTGAAGGAGAATTTCTATATGGATGGGATGGTAAGGATTTAGTTCTTATGCCGGTTGAGTCACCTGATTATAAGCAAATTAGTGAGTTTAATAAAATTATCCATAACAATGAAACAATTAAAGCAAAAGATTTAATTATCGGTGCTACATATCTTACAAAAGATAATGAGAACTGGATTTATATGGGTAAATTTGAAGCTTTTGACTATTGGGAAGGAACAAGTAAAGGTAAACATTTTTGGTTTTGGCATAATGATAGTTTTGGACATTATAAATCTTTACCAAAGAATAAATTTATCAAATGTATTGATAACAAATGCAGTGAAAAATATGCAAATATCTACAATAATTTAGAAAGAAACCGTGAGTATTCTCCATACGACAGTTCAAAAAATGAATACAAATATCTCACTTTTGAAGAGTTTGAGAAAAGATCATCTTCTGGTCGTTGGAACGAAAGACAATTTATAAGTGAATATTACGGTAGAAATAAATATGAGTTTGAAATTTATCCAGAAGACAAAAATAATAACTTATTTATTGTTTGCATAAAAGATAATACGAGTAGGTACTACAGAGATTCTAGTGAAGTAACCGATATTTTCCCGACTACATCTAAAATGGTTAAATCAAACCGTTATCCATATAAAGACATAATAGAAGAAAAGCATATGATTCCAGTTACGCTAGAAAAGATTTTTGAAGTGATGAAACCGATGTATATTCAAAAATATTTAGCAAATGGTAGAGAATATAAAAAGGAGTACGAGTTTAATGAGTAAAAACGATGACAGAATTTTAGAATTAAAGAAACAGATTGAAGCCAAGAAGAAATCAATTTCTGAAAGGAAGGTTAGATTTATTCCTGAAACAAATTGCGTTCTTAATATGGATGGAATGACAATTAATCTCAACGTGTGTTCAGATGATGCATTATTATTACTTTTGATTAGATTGAATTCATATTTAATGTCTGCAAAGGATCTTAATATGGCTGATTTTGAAATTTCAGGATACAGTGTGACAGCATGGATTAAAGATATTAAAAGTAAGTTAGAGGTATCTGGTCTGAAGAAAGAAGAGTCTGATTTGAAGAAAATGGAGAGCAAGTTGGATAAGTTACTTTCTGATGATAAGAAAACAGAGCTGGAAATTGATGAGATTGCTGCTTTATTGAAGTAAAAGAGAGAATAATACAATAGTTAGTATATTTCATAAAATCAAATACTATATATAGTGGTTAGATGAATCAAAACTACTATATATAGTGACAAAATGGACAAGAAATATCGGTTTCCTTGGGAGGTGAAATAAATGACTTGTAAGTATCCAATAACTAGCAGAAGTTATAAATTTTGTTTAGGCTGTAGCGATATAGATTGTTGTGAAGATGCAGTTACTTCTAATATACCTATGCCAGAAGTTCAGCCACCAAAGAATGTTATTCCGTCTGCATCAGAAGCAAATAAAATGACAAACAATGCAATTGATAGTTACACTACACAGCAATTAGCAGAGTTATCAAAATTGATTAGAGATGCAATTGCAGATGGCAAATTTTCAATCAGTGAAGATGGCTGTTTAAAACCTGAAACACGAAAGAAATTAGAGGAACTTGGTTATAAAGTTGAAACTGGTACTCAGTACAATGAACCATATTACAGTATTAGTTGGAGAGAAACGAAATGAGGTGTTACATATCGGAAATTTAGTAGAAGAGATGAAAAAATATGATGATGTAGATGAACAGACATTGTGGTGGATAAATAAGGCACTTTCATATTCTGGGTATCCAAGTCATGTAGGAAAACAAAAAATAAAAGAACATATAAAGGAGATTGAAACGATGGAGAATAATAAAGTAAGACAGTTTATTGATTTACTTGTCAATGAAGAAGAAACAATTGAAAATGCAGCAAAGGTATCTGGAATTGGTGATATGAAATTAGTTGATGTTTTAAAAACTATTTCAGAGATGGAATTTGAAAGTATTAAGGCTTTTTCAAGTGCTGTTGCTGGTATGAATAGTATGAAGGAAGCTATTCATACAGTTAAGGATTTGGATGATGCATTAGTAGAGCTAAAGAAATCTTCTGAAAAGTAGAGAATATATAACTGTAAACAAAATGTAAATTGTGAATCTAGGAGGTGTATATGTTAAAGACTTTTGATGAGTTATCTGACGAGGAAAGTTTGTGTAAATATTGTTCAGCAACCGATTATGGGGAACATAAATCGTGCATTACACCAAATGGATATTATTGGTGCGAAGGTGCGCATTGTGAAGATGCTTACAGAGAATATTTAGATGATAACGAAACAAGTGAAAATGTTGTGAAATATGCAAGTAAAGTAATACTTACGAATAAGGAGGATATTGATGAGTACACCACTAAAATTTGAATTCGATTTTGAAGAGGTGTTTGAAGGAATTAAACAAGGTGTTATTAGAGAATTGGAAGAAATGAATTTTGATGCTGCAAAAGATAATGCTATCAATCAGATAAAGAGTGAAATTAAATCAAAGATAGAACTTACATACAGTGACGAAAGAGAATTAAAAGACGAGATAAAAAATGAAATCAAGGAAAGAGTTTATGATTCGATTATCAAAGAAGTCGGTGATAAATACGCTGATAAATTTAATGATTATGTAGAAAATCAGTTATCTAAAAATCCAGAACGTCTCAGTTCATTACAGAATATTATTAAATGCGAAGTGAGCGAGAATCTATATGAAAATTTGTATAGTTCTATAAGAAATGAAGTAATTGGACAGGTTAAGGATGCAACAACACAATTATGTAATTTAATTGGTAACAATTCTGTCAAGGTTAAAGACTCTAATAAGACTATTAGCAAAGAAGAGTATGAGGATTTACTTGATAGAGATAGAAAATTAAGTGCATTAGAAGCAGGTGGAGTTGATAACTGGGAGTGGTATGGAGAATCACTAGCTCAGTATTATAACGAAGAATAGCACAAGAATTTTCGATTTCTTTTGTAGAATATAAATAAGGAGGATTGATATATACGAATTTAGTACAAGCATTAGAAAAACAGATTGGGTTCTGTGAACAATATGAGAGATATAAATGTGGAGTATTCGTAAGAACACAAGTTCAACGAGAGATTGTAACAAAATGTATCTCCAATTTATTATCATCTTTTGCACAAGTTCAACATAGGGGCAATAGGGGCAGTAATCACGAGACAAGATTTTGGTGGGAGAATGGAAGCTGTATTACGGTTCTTCAAGTTAGTGATTATGTGCGAGGACATAAATTTAATGGTGTAGTAATTGATGGTGGAATTGATAGAGATGTTGCTAATTATTCAATTATGCCATATTTAACAACTATTACATACGATATTGGAAACAAACGAATAGAAAATTTCGGCAATGTTGAAGAAAGAGTATTTGTTGTAGAAATTAAATGCGAAGATATTAAGAAATCAGAATTAGCTCAAATTATAAAGGCACCTGTCTATTTCCATAACAAAATGGATTCCTTAGAAATGAGACGATATGACGAAGCATTAAGAAAAACAATAACAGTCGGCAAAGAATTTAGTTTATTTAGGAAGGAGTATACATGTATGTTTAATAATCACACAGCAGCTTTTAGAGTTGCACAGGTAGGAACAGATAAGATTTATATTTACAATGCGATTGGTATTCCAAAGGAGAATATTAAATATGAGACAGAGTTTGTCAATAGAACCAAGGAAACTTATCTGAATATCAAAGGCGAATATAAAGTTGAAGGTATTGGATTTGAGAATGAAATTGATGTTCATTTACTTATTGATACTGATGTATATGATAAGTATGAAGTTGATTTCCATGATGGTCTTGTTTTTGTGTTTTTACATGAGATTATCAATGAGAAGCCTGTTTTAGAGGATGTTTCAAAGAATGATTAAAAAGGAGAATATACATATGAGTAATTTGAAGGAAAAATTAACAAAAGGTGGAGTAACAGCAGTTATTGTCATTACAATTTTAGCTGTATGCTATGGACTTAGTTGGATTGTTACATGTGGAATAATCAAGCTTATTACAATGTGCTTTGGTTTGACATTTAAATGGTCTATTGCAACTGGTATTTGGTTGATTATCTGTATTTTAAGGTCAGTTTTCAATGTAACAGTGAAGAAGTAGAGCCGAAGGAAACTGACATTTCTTGGTGTAGATTGAATATAAGGAGAAATAAAATGTGTTCTAATGCAGTAATTTCTTTATTAAGCATATTTGTAATATTGAGTATATTATTTGCAGGTTTCTATATAGCCTACAAAGCGGATATCGAAAATATATATATTCTCAATTCTATAAAGAATTTTGTTGTTGATTTATTTAAAAATAGAAATATTTTAGGTAAATTTCTTTCAAGTGTTGTATTTTTATTATCTATTCCAGGTATATTATTTATGATTCTTTTAGTAATAGCGGATGTGCTCATAAAGTTATTTATAAAAATATGGAAGTTAGGAAATAGATAAAACTTTATATAAATAAGAGAATATATAGTTGGAGGTGAAAATGTGATTCAAGTAATTGAGACAAATTTGAGTATTCATAAAGATAATATCATAAGAGATCATCAGTCACGAATTGTTGAAGTTGAAGATGGGGATACATATTGCAAAGCATTTGAAGAATATAATGGTGAAGCTGTTTATTTTAAGTCAAAGTCTATGCGTGGTTACAGTATCTTATCGAATTGCACAATGACAGACTTGATATATGATGACATTCATTTATCTTGTATGATCTTACACCAATCAGGTTTTATTACGAAGAAACTTGCATATAGAATTGTTTTATAATCTATGATTCATTCGAGTCACAATTCCCAATAAAAACGAAAATCGAATAGAGAATAAGTAAGTGAAGCAGCAATAGTAATTCACTGTTTCATTTGGATTTTGAGGAGGTGAGAAATGGATACGCAGCTATGTAAAGCAAAGAGCATTAGTAGCGGTCAATGGGTTTGTGGATATTATGTAAAAGGTTTAGATATGTATGGTAAAGAAATTCATATAATATTTGAACCAGCAACACTATTCTATTCTCATGGTGAAACCGATGGTTTTGAAGAAATAGATCCAAAGACATTATGTAGATGTACTGGCAGCCATGATAAGAATGGCAAGTTAATCTTTGAAAACGACATTCTAAACGGAGAATTATATAATGTAGTCTCTTACGGAAATGGTGAGAATGAATTTCTCGGAATGAATGTTGGGTGGTATGTTCAGAGAGATAACTTCGAATCATGGTGTGAATTAAATGATTTGGAAATGTATGAAGTAACAGGAAATATCTTAGATAATATCTAATCAGTCTTGAACAATTCAGTTCAAAAAATTCCAAAAATAAAATGTCACGAATAATATATAAAATCCGTGACAAACAAGAGAATAAATAAATGCGAAAAGCATTCATGTTTGGGTGGAAGAACAGCATACCCTTGGGTTTTTATACTCAAAAATCACTGATTATACATAGATGTTTACATAAATTAACTTCTGTGTTCCGTCCATTTTGGGCGTTTAGATAGATTGTTTTATCAACAATATTTATATATTTTTTTAATTTTAAGGAGGACAAGTAATTTGGAAGCAAGATTTAACTTTACAGGAACAGTTATGTTCCCAAAGAAGGACGCAAAAAGACCTTTTGTTAAGGAAATGGAAAAGAACGGTCGTAAGATGCTGAGTATGAATTTCGGCATTAAGGAAAGCGATAACAATATGGCTTTCGTTGAAGCATTTGATGGTGAGCAGGAAACAATCAAGTCAAAGAATGCTGATAACGAAAACATTGAAATTAAGTGGAAGGACAGATTTGATGACGAAGTTGTATCGTCTGTTGCTTCTTACAGAAAGACAACAGTTGACCTTGGTGAAGAGTTTGATGGAAGACATGAGTTTGTAACATTATATGATGCAATCAAATATCTTCAGGAGAATTTACCTAAGTACAATGGGAAGGTAACTGTTACAGGTCAAATGGTAAAAGAGCCTTATAACGGTAAATATTATGACAAGTTTAAGATCCAGAGTGTATATGCAGTAGCTGATGACAAGAAAAATCGTTTACTTATCACTGCTGATATTTACTACAATAAGGATTCAGTTGACAAGACAGATTGGAAGACAGAGAAGAAGGTTATTGTAGACGGATATATTCAGCAGTATATCAACAAGGATGAAGGTAACAAATTCATTCCACAGCAGTTTGTATTTAATGCAAGTAAGTATGATGAGAATAATGAGAAGCATAAAAAGTTATTAGACTACAAGATGAAGTATATTGATATTTCTAAGAAGACTATGCAGCATCTTCTCTGGGAATGTGTAATGCTCAATGGTGCAGAAACAGTGGAGTTTGACGAATCTCAGCTCACAAAGGCTCAGAAGGAACAGATTGAGTTAGGAATTAGAACTCTTAATGATTTCCGTCCTGCTGGTTCAATCTTTGGAGATAGAGTAACAGAGTACAGACTTTTTGATCCAAAACTTACAGGTGATTTTGCAGATGGTATTGTAGACGCTGATATGTCAGCTTCTGAATTTGAAGATGAGATTTATGTAATGGCATCTGATGAGAATATGGATGACGTTATGAAGAAAGCAGAGAAGAAGGACGAGCCAAAGGTAGAGGAAGAGGAAACCAAGACTGATTCTGAACCAGAAGTAGATGAAGACGATCTGTTTTAATAATTACAACTATATAGTAGGGGAGAAATCCCCTACTGAAAATATGGTACGAATTTAAGGAGGAAATATATTTATGTCAATGTTCAAGACAAACAAAGTAAAGTGTGATATTGGAAGTTACATTCATTATTGGAGAGGTATTAAGAAAGTAGGTAAGACAACTCTGTTTTACAATCTTGTTAAAGCACAGTATGGAGATTTAAATAAGGGACTTCTGATTTCAATTGGTGATGAAATTGGTTATCAGGCATTGGACGATTTAGTTTATGCTGAAGCACCTACATGGGCTGATTTAGTTGAGATTGTAGATGAGTTAGTAGAGAACAAGTCAGATAATGAGTTTGAGGTGGTTGGCTTAGATACTGCCGATGAAATGATTAAGCTTGCAAAAGAAGAAGTAAAGAGATTACATAAGAAAGCAAAGGGTTCTGCTGCTGAGTTCAATGCTTGCTTTGGTGGATATGGAGCACCAAGAGATAAGGTCAATGAACTTATTGATGATATTCTTGCAAAGATCAGAAAGGCTGGATACGGTATTGTAATCATTGGACACACAAAGATTAGAGATGTCAAGGAAAAGAATGGTGATGAATATCAGCAGCTTACATCTAACCTTAGTGCAGATTATGATGGTATTTTTGCAAATAAGGCTGATATTGTTATGACAATTGCAGTTGAGAAGAATATTGATGAGAATAAGCATGTTCAGGGTACTACAAGATATATGTGGTTTAGAACAGATGGTTTTGTAGATGCAGGTGGTAGATTTAGTGAGATGCCAGAACGTGTTGAATATGGTGCAGAGAATTATATCGAAGCATTTGAAGAGGGTGTAAAGAAAGCCATCAATGGTAAGGTTTCCGATGCTGAGATTAAAAAGCGTAAGAATGCAGAAGTAAAAGCTCGTAAGGAAAAGGCTGAAGAATTTGCAGAAGAGGAAACAAAGAATAAGGTGGATATTTCTAAGAATGAAGAACTGATTGATACAATCAAGACCAAGTTCCCTGATGCGGATGATGATACTAAAGATAAAGTTAAAGATATTATGGCAGAGTACAATATTCCAAACTTTAAGGATACATCTGTATCAACTAAGGGGTTAGAAGCAATCGTTTCTATTCTGTAAAAATATAGGTGGGGAGATTTCCCCACCGCCTGAAAAGGTGGTGTAAAATTGGCACGAAAGGTTAAATGTCAAATAACTGGCGAATACGGGACTTCTGAAACCTTCTATAAAGCCGATAATGGCAAATATTATAAATCCAAAGAGTTATATGATGTATGGAATAAAGAAAATGAAGATAGAAAACGTGTTATTGAAAGATTTATAACTGAATTTCTCGACTATGTTCCTGGTCAAGTATTTCCAACGGTTCTTACAAAAAAATTAAAAGAATTAGAATTTTATGGATACGATGTGATCAATAAAACAATTGATAAATCGTATAAATCAATTCAATATGCTCTTAGGACAAAGGATTTTAGAAATGATGTAGGTAAGATTTCCTACATTTTTGCCATTATAAAAAATAATATCAATGATGTGTACAAGCAGGTATTAGCAGAAGAAAAAGACCAAAAGATAGAATATAACATTGATACAAGTGTAGATATTGAGAATATTCAGACTACACATAAAGAAAAGAACATAACAAAATGGTTGGAGGATGACGATTGGCTTTAAATAATTATCCAGAGAAATTAACAACAAAAAGAGATGCAATAGAATGTAATTTTATTTTTGCATTATACAAAGAGCCTTCACTAATTGATGATTATAAAAATGTAGTCAATGGTACAGATATTCTTACGGATGATGGAATGTTTTATTATGGATTAGCACAGCAATTATATAAAGCTGGGTATCAAGCGTTTGATAATATTTCATTATATACATTCTTGGAAGACAAGAAAACTTTAAAAGAAGGATTTGAAGATCGTGGTGGGTACAAGTCCGTTACAGAGATAACATCACTAATCAATATTGACAATATAAGTATTTATTATGATGAATTGGTTAAAAACAATATGATGTTAAGACTGTATGATGCAGGATTCAATATTATGGATAAATACGATAAGATTGTTCAAATGACATCAGAAGAATTGTATGACTATTATGATTTTCAATTAAACAATATCTGTGTAGGAAAGATTGAAAAAGTAAAAGCAGAGAATTTATCAGAAGGATATGAATCATACATAAAAGAATGGGATAAGGGTAAATCTGTAGGATACAAGATTGGCTATCCACTTTTGAATTATAGATTAGCTGGTGTTCATAAGAAGAATTTACTTCTTCATTTAGCACATATCGGTAATGGTAAAACTACAACAGCAATTTTATTTTATATACTTCCAGTTCTTGAGAGTGGAGAAAATGTATGTATTATTGGAAATGAGCAGAGTGTTGATGAGTTCAGACAAATGATACTTGCTAGTGTTTTGTTTAATAAGATTGAATATTTTGGAATGAATCGCCAGAAATTTATTCTTGGTCATTTCTCAGATGAGAATAAAGAGAATATTCAAAAAGCTGCAAGATGGCTTGAAGATTGTAAGGGCAAACTTCAGTTTATTGAAATGAGCGATTATTCAATCGGTAATGTTAAGAAAATTATTAAGAAATATAGTAAGCTTGGAACAGGTATGTTTGTATTTGATACATTAAAGCCTGAACAAGAGAACTCTGATAAAGCATGGGCTGATTTTAGTGAGGTCGCAAAGGAGTTATTTTTACTTGCTAAGAAAGAGGATGTGGCTATTGTTGCAACGGCTCAGTTATCATCTGAATCAATGGCAAGAAGATATCTTGATTTAGGATGTACAGGTAAATCAAGAGCAATAGCAGAAACTGCTTCGCAAGTAGTTATGTTTAGAAGTTTAACAAAGGAAGAAAAAAATAAATTAAAACCATATCAATTCCAAAAGAATGAAGATGGTAGATATAGTAAGATTAGAAAAACATTCGATCTTGATGAAGATAAGGATTATATTGTTTTATTTACACCGAAGAATCGTTTTGGTGAAACTCAACCTCAATTGATTTATGAGAGAAATATGAGTTTTAACACATTGAAAGAGATAGGATATATCGAAATGCAATATGACGGTTTCAGAAAGTAGGTGAAACAATGAATGCTTTGAAACTGACAGAACACTTGTCCAATAATCGTGATGATATCTTAAAAGTCTTAGAGTCACTTGACTATCAAAATATTACATACAATAGTTCCCATAATGAATATAGATTCGCAAGAGAATATGGTAGAAATCCTTCATCTGTCAGACTTAGCATAGATACTTTAAGTTTTATCTGCTTTAGTACAAATGAACGAGGTAACTTATATTCTCTTGTGATGAATAAAAAGTGTTTGAACTTTCCACAATCTCTTGAATATATAGCTGATCTTTTAAGTCTTGAAAAAAGTAGTTTCAATAAAGCGGTAAGAACGCCTTTTGGTGGATTTTATAAAAAACTCATTCGTGAAATTCAAGAACCAGAGATGTCAATGAAAATATACGATGAATCTATATTGCAAGAGTATTGTGGGAAATTTAATACAATGTTTTTTAAGGATGGAATTTCGTATAAAACACAAGAAAAATTTAATGTTGGATATGATATTTGGACAAATCGTATTACTGTTCCTGAATACACATTTGACGGTAAGTTATGCGGAATTATGGGAAGGTCTATTGACAGTAATTGTGCGAAGGAAGAAAGGTGGTTACCAATTATTCCATGTAGTAGAAGTTTGACATTATATGGATTTCACATGAATTATGAATGTATTCAGAGAAAGAATTTATGCGTAATAGGTGAAAGCGAGAAATTTTCACAACAGCTAGACAGTATAGGAAGCAATGTTGGATTAGGATCTTGTGGTTGTCATTTATCTGATACGCAAGTGAAATACATAAAAGGTTTATTGGTTAGCAAGAATATTTTGGCTTACGATGAAGGACTTGAAGAAGAATATATTCGTGAAGAAGCAAAAAAATTAAAGATAGATAATGCAGTTTTTCATAATAGTGTCGGGTATATCTGGGATGCTGAACATCAAGTAATACCAAAAGGAAGCAAAGGAAGTCCTTCAGATTACGGGAAAGAAGGATATCTATATCTTATGAAAAATTGTGTTAAATGGATTTGAGGTGATTAAAAATAGGACAGAGAGCAAAAGAACCAGAATTGCAGAAACTATTTGATGAAGGAAAGAAAGTATATAGTTTCAGTAAATTAAACACGATTGATAATTGCTTATATGAAGCTTATTTAACATATATTAAACATAAAAAAGGAATACCGAATGTATATGGATGTATGGGTACAGAAATTCATGATACTCTTGAGATGATTGTGCATGATGAATGTACTGAAGCAGAACTCATTAAGGCAATGAATAAAGAACTTTCAGACATGTCAATGCTTGGTATTGAATTCCCAAAAGATAGAAATGGTGGCGATTCAATTAAGGATGGATGGGTTGCAAATATGGAACATTTTTGTAGACATTTTGTGAAACCTAAAGGAGATTTTATTACTGAGAAATTTCTTCTTTTGAAAATTGACGATGATCATTATTTGCAAGGATACTGTGATTTAATAAAAGTAGTGGACGAAGAAAATAAAATTGTAAGTGTATATGATTGGAAGACAAGTTCTCAGTTTAGTACAGCAGATTTAATTCATCATGGTAGACAGTTAGTTATCTATCAGATGGCGTTAGAGCAACTTGGATATACGGTAAAAGAATGTGCGTGGATTATGCTGAAATATTGCACAATTAAATATATGGGAAAGAAAACTTCTCGTTCTAAAAATGACACATTAATTGAAAAGATTTGCGAAAGAAGAAAGATTGTAGAAACGCTACAATCTGATATTGAGAGCAAATTGTCCAAGTTAGGATATGATGATCTTGATATTGAAATAATACTACATAATGCATTGCAAAACAACAGTCTTGATGATTTACCCGACGAAGTAAAGTCGGCATATAAAATTATTCCATATGTAAGAAAATATGAAGTTGATGATGAGAAGAAACAGGAATGTCTCAATTATATCACTTCTACATATTCTAAGTGGGAAAATCTTAGCGAAAACGAAAAAGATTACTCTCATCGAAAATTCACAAGAACTACTAAATCTGGTAGTGAATCTCCTGATACATTTTTCTGCAACAACCTTTGTGGGTTTAAGGACTGTCCACATATAAGAAAGTATCTTGATACAAAAGAGAATAATACAGAAGAGGATGATTTATTTTAAACAACAGCGAGGTTGATTATGGAAGAGTGGAAAAATATTGTTGGATATTGCGAAAATAAAATTAAATCTGCATATGAATTTATATGGGAATATGGGACAAGAGATACAGAAAGTAATATTTATGTAGGAGGTGATTATCATTAATAATTATCATCGTCATACATCCTACTCAAACATATATACTGCTGATTCGGCTGCTGTTAATGAAGATTATGCAAAACGAGCAGTCGAATTAGGACATAAAATAATAAGTAGTGTTGAGCATGGATGGCAAGGATATTATTTTGAGACATATGAATTAGCACATAAATATAATCTAAAAATGGTCTTCGGAGCAGAAGCCTATTGGGTTTATGATAGACACACAAAAGATAAAAGCAATCATCATATCATAATTTTAGCAAAGACAGAACGAGGAAGACAGTCGATAAATGATATTTTGTCAGAAGCTAATATTAGTGGTTATTATTATAAGCCACGAGTTGATTTAGAGTTGCTGCTGTCATTACCTCCGAATGACGTTTTTATTACATCTGCATGTATTGCATTTCATTCAAAGAATGATGGATTAACAGGAGATGATGAAATTGATGCAGCAATTACTGAACATTATGGCAAAAATTTTACATGTTCAATGGATGAAAACGTCATATCTACATTACACGAACATTTTAAAGAAAATTTCATGTTAGAAATTCAGTATCACAATACTGAGCAACAGAAGAAATGGAACAAGTTTTTATTACAAATGAGTGAAAAATATGGTATTCAGTTAATTGTTGGATTAGATAGTCATTATATTTACGAAGAAGATTCGCAGGAACGAGATTATGTATTAGCTGCTAAAAATATTCATTATGAAGATGAAGACGGATGGTATATGGATTATCCTGATGACGAAACTGTTATGAATCGTTTTTTGAAACAAGGAGTGTTTACAAAAGAACAGATACAAAAAGCTATGGATAATACAGATATTTGCTTGACGTTTGATGATTATGATGATGTACATATTTTTAGCAAAGATATTAAACTTCCTACTTTATATCCTGGTTTAACAAAAGAGGAAAAGGATAAAAAGTATAGTCGGTTGATTACTTCTAAATTTAAAGAATATATGAAAAATGTTCCTAAAGAAAAATATGAAGAATATTTTGAAGGTGTCAAAAAGGAAGTGAATACATATAAAGATACAGGTATGACAGATTATCCACTTATTGACTATGCAATAGTAAATGATGCAGTTGAACATGGTGGATTAATTACAGACACAGGAAGAGGATCTGCGGTTGGCTATTTCACTAATACATTATGTGGATTTTCTAAGGTTGATAGGTTTACTTCTGCAATTAAATTATATCCTGAGAGATTCATTAGCAAAACTCGTATCTTAGAAACACACAGTTTACCCGATATTGATTTGAACGTAGGAACTCCTGATATATTTGAACAAGCACAGATAAATGTACTTGGCGAAGACCATGTAGCTCCTATGATTGCGTTTGGAACATTCAAGAAAAAGTCATCATTTAAGTTGTATGCAAGAGCACAGAAACTTGATTTTGATATTGCAAATATAATTTCAGAACAGATTGGTAAATACGAAGAGGCTATGAAATATGCTGATGATGACGAAAAGGACGAAATTGATTTATATGATTATGTAGACAAAAAGTACGAGAGTTATATCAATGCAAGTGAAAAATATTGGGGAATTATTTCTGATAAGAAAAAAGCTCCATCTGCATATTTACTGTATCAAGGAAATATTCGTAAAGAAATAGGATTGATTAAATGTAAGAGTGAGTCAACAAAAAAGGAATATATTACTTGTGTTATTGATGGAGCAATTGCTGAAAATTACAAATATTTAAAGAATGATATTCTGAAAGTCGATGTTGTATTATTAATTGATAAAATATTCAAACGTATAGGAATGGAACATTTTGGAGTAAACAAATTACTTGAATTAGTAGAAAACGATCAGAAAGTTTGGGACTTATATGCGAATGGATATACTATCGGATTAAATCAGTGTGAAAAAGAGTCTACAACAAAAAAATGTATGAAATATAAACCATCGAACGTGTCAGAGTTAAGTGCATTTATAGCTGCTATTCGACCAGGTTTCAAATCTATGTATTCTAAATTTGAATCAAGAGAACCATTCGATTATGGTATTCCAGCTTTTGATAAGATTATTCAAACTAAACAATTCCCTTATTCTTTTATCATGTATCAGGAACAGACAATGAATACTTTGAATTACGCAGGATTTCCACTTGATGAATGTTATGGAATTATCAAAGCTATTGCAAAGAAACACCCTGAAAAAGTAAAACCTCTTAAATCAAAATTTATTGATGGATTCAGAGAACGTATCATTTCGGATGAAGGAATTGAAGAATTTAAAGCACAAGAGATGAGTGAAAAAGTATGGCAAATCATTAACGATTCATGCGGATATGGTTTTAATAGTGCTCATGCTTTCTGCATGTCGTTAGATAGTTTGTATAACGCTTGGCAAAAAGCTAATTACCCATATGAGTTTTATGAAGTGATGTTGCAGCATTATTCTGATAAGGGCAACAAGGATAAAGTTGCTTTAATCAAAGAAGAAATGCTAAGAGCATACGGTATTAAAGAGGGAAAATATAGATTTGGTGCAGACAATAGAACTTTCAAAGCAGATAAGGAGAATAAAGTAATATATTCATCTTTGTTAGGAATAAAGGGATTAAGCCAGAAGTGTGCAGATGATTTATACAAGCTTTCACAAAAAGAATCTTTTGATAATTTCTATGATTTATTCAAAGCAATGAAAAAAATTAAGAGTGTTAATTCAGGGAAAGTAAATGTCCTTGTTAAGATTGGATATTTTGATAACTTTGGAAAAATTGGTAAGATTCAAAAATTCTTATCAATTACAGATGATTTGTATGAACGTTCACAGTTTGGTAAATCAGATATAAAATCAGAGTATCTTCCTTATATAATGAAATATTCTGAGGAAACTGAAAAACAATACAGAAATTTTAATTATGATGCAGCATTGCATGATATTTGGAATGATTTGGAAGATTCTGATATTTCCTTAAACGAGAAATTACAAAACGAATTAGAGTTACTTGGATATGTTCAGACTACAGTTGATAATATTCCACCAGAATATGCATTTGTAAAAGAGTATGAATGTAAATTCAAAAATCCTAAATTGACATTATACAGATTATGTAATGGTGACATTGAAGTAGTAAAGGTTAAAAGACCTAAATATGATGAAAATCCGATTCATCAAGGAGATATTATCAAAACCATCGAAGCTTCAAATGAAGGAAGATGGTACAAAGACAAAGATGGAGAGTGGCAACAAGATAGAAATGATAAGGAAACTATTTTGAAAAAATGGTCATTCGTAAGATAGGAGATTTATGAAACAGTATTATACAGATAAAAAATATAAAGAACTTTTATCCCACCTTATCATTCTTGTCGATACAAGAGATCAGACTAATCAGGCAATAACTGATTGGTTTGATTCCAATAACGTAAGATGGAAAACCAAAGCGTTAAAAACTGGCGACTATGGATTTATGATAGAAACTTGTCCAGAATTAGGATTTCAAGTAGATACATATTTTAGTGATGAGTTATGTATTGAGCGTAAAAATTCTGTTAGTGAACTTGCAGGAAATTTTGCGAATGCTTCAAAAGACGATGACAGAATTTTTAAGGAATTAAATCGAATGATTAATATCGAAAGAAATTATCTTCTAATAGAGAATGATAAGATAGAAGATATTTTTGAAGCAAATTATAAGACGAAACTTAATCCAGATTCTTTTTTCAGAGCGTTATTAACATGGCAGAGTAGAAACAATATGCACATTTATTTTGTAAAAAGAGAATATATGGGTAGGATGATCTACGAATTATGCAAAAACTGTTTGGATTCAAAGATATTAAAATAGGGAGGAATAAAAGTGAGAAACGAAAAATCGAAAATATTTGATTCAATTTTAAATACTATTGAAAATGAAGATATTCGGCATTTTGCCGAAGAATGTGTTGAGACAATTCCTGATTATTTTTGGGAAGTTGGAGCGTCAAGTACAGGGAAGTATCATCCGCAGTATGCACTTGGAGAACTTGGTCTTGCTCGTCATACATGTGCTTTAGTTAGATTTTTGAATCATATTTTGAATGTAGATTGTTTTGGAGATAAGTTTACATCAAGAGAAAAGGATTTAATGAGAGTAGCTGGAATGATGCATGATACTAGAAAGAGTGGAGATGATGCAGATTATGCTAAAAGTAAATATACAAAGTTTGATCATCCACTTTTAGCAGCTAATGAGATTAGAAGTTTGATTGGATTTATTTCACCAGAAGAATTAGAGATTGTCGCAACAACTATTGAAAGTCACATGGGACAGTGGAATACAGATAAGAGAAGTTCAGTTGTACTTCCGTTGCCAACAAATAAATATCAGAAGATGATTCACTTGGCAGATTATCTTGCAAGTCGTAAAGATATTGAAGTTCTGTTTGATGGATTTGAAGCACCAAAAAAGGAAGTAGTTAAGTTAGAGGATTATGTTCTGAACTTTGGAAAGCACAGTGGCGAGAAGCTTGTTGATGTTGCTCAGTCAGATCCAAGTTACATATCATGGGCTAAAGAAAATATGAATAGAGAGTCAATTAAGAGTTTATTAGCCCAACTGTAGAGAATAATACAATAGATGATTTCTGGAATGCCCATAAATAGGGCGTTTCAGAGACTCAAAAAGCCAAGGAAAGACGGATTTCTCGTTCGTCATTTATTGCAGAGAAAGGAGAAAATATGAATTCAAAAGGTATTTTGGCAATTAAAGATACTAAAAATTTATGTTACAAGTGTCTAAAAAAGAAAGATAAGATACGAAAAATCAATATCGGAAGTAGAGGATATGGTAGTTATTTTGATAATTTTAGTACAAGCCTTCAGCTTTGCGATGCTTGTTATGATGAATCTACAAGAGACAAGCCTATTTGGAACATGAAATCGTTAGATGATAATGACATGTATGATGATTCTTATCTATATGACAATGAAATGTCTTCATATTTACATAATCTTCCACTTGAAAGTCGTGAGTTGGTATTTAATAGAAATTCATATGGAGCATGTGCAGGTTGCAATATGAAGCCACAGGATTATATAGATTACGAATTAGACGAATTACCACATAATAAATGTAAACAGTATTGCATGTATTCGCCACAGGAAAGAGCTGCGTATAAAGAAAGATTTCCTAATTGTGAATGCGTAAAAATTAAAAAATATAGTGATGGTTCACAGGGAAGTAGTTGTCCTTATGGTGCATTTGGTGATAAGGATGGGAATATTGGATTAAATATAGCAGATGAATGTTATATGTGTACTCATTATAAACCAAGACAAGGAGACATTAAAGTTATTGATGAGGTTGCTGAGTATTATCAAAATGAAAAAGATAGACTCATACACATGATTCAATATGCTGGTAGTAGACTTGGAGAACTTGAAAAAGATGTAAAAGAATACATAGACAAACATAAATAAAAGTCACAAGAATCGATAGTTTCTTGAAAAAATTAAGGAGGTAAAAATGAGTTCAAACAGAAATAGTAGTAGTTCAGGTATTGGAATTTGCCGAGTATTAACAATCATATTTGTTGTACTCAAATTAGTAGGCGTTATTAATTGGTCGTGGTTATGGGTACTGTGTCCATTGTGGATTGATATTTTGTTTACAGTTATTGTGTTAGCGATTATCACCATTATTGACAACAAGACAAGAAAGAAAACGTGGAAGAGTGGGAGAATAAAATGGTAGTAGATTTAAAAGATTATCAGCAGGATTTAGTAGACGCTTTTAGAATGGAATTTTCTAAAGAAGATATTAAATGCAATCCAGAAGTAAAGAAACTCGCTAAATTTATTAATCGTCAAGGCAGGAAAATTGACAGAATCAATAAAATGAGAAGAAGTGTTTTAGGATACAAGTAAGGAGAATAATATAATATGAAGATTTTAGCTTTAACAATTTTATTTATTTTGATGTTTTTCAGAATTAACGGTACACCAAGCGCATTAAGTAAAACATTGTGGCGAAAGAGAATGATTAAGCAGCTTGCAAAAAATAAAGAGAATAATAATGGAGAGCCACCGAGCGATACGCTACAAAGGGGTGCAATATTGACTGTATTCTTTATGGAGTTATTCTTAATTATCTTTTACATAGTGTTAGGAAACAAAATTGGAACAACTGAGTTTATTGTAATGTCTGCATTGCAGGTATTCACTTGCTTATGGTCATTGGGTGTAAACCTGTCAGAAGTAAAAACAGCTTTTAGTTACAATATTGAAAATTTTAAGTTTCACAGATTTCCAATTGCTTTTTAATGTGGTGTTAGATTATATCTATTATCCTTGGGCGATTTATATATTATTGAAGTAGTAAGAACCATTATTTCATTGCTACGATTTCTATACAATTTTTGTTGCATTTCTTAGAGCAATTCGCTCATCGTTTCACAAGTAAAAAGAGAATAAATAATCAGGAGGTACATTACTTGCAGATAAGAATAATATCATTCAGTGATAATTATGAAGGGTATAGGCTTAAAGGATATGCTGACATGGATAATATAAGTGAATTAATAAAAACACTTAATTATATGAAAGAAAATGACATACCAATAACAATCAATACGGAAGATATTGTTGATACAGATGGAGAAGATTACTACATAAAAAATTTTAGTGTCGTATTCCCTAAAGTTGGCGGTGAAATTATTCCTCACATACTTATCTATGTGGAAGAGGTGTAAAAATGAATAAGAAATTATGGTTGATAATTATTATTATCTTACTTATTTTAGGCATATTTATCAGCTTATGTATGAGTAAAATGATTTTCAATTTGATAATGAATTCCAGTATGCCCAATTGGTTAAAGTGGATAATACTAAGAAGTTATTAAGAAAGTAGGTGAATACATGGAATGGAATGTATATTTTCATGACTTCAACAGAAATGAAATTATTACATACAACATATTTAGACATTATAGGTTTAATGAAGAAGTTCAAAAATTAATTAATAGTAAAATTGATAGGATAGAATTCAAGGAAAAGCTAAGAAAAGAACTTATGTATTGGTTCTGGTCAAGGTGTGAATATGAAGTAGTTGTATCACCTTGGGTTGGTAGAAATAAAGAAGAAGCTGAAGTTAAGATTGATATACATGATCAGGTAATGTTGAATTTTGATAGATTCGTTGATTACTGTTGGTCATTTAAGGAGAAATAATATTATGGGAACAATTACAATTTTATCAGAAACAACTAAGAATCCTATTACATTAATGGGGCAAAGGGCAGGAGTGTGTTGGGGAGCAAATGTTTCTGACAATGAAAAGAATTATAAGCGTGGATTAGACTGTATTAAGTCAGGGCATGGACGTGTTATGGAATATGTCAATGTAGAAATGATTATTGATGGATATTCCGCTAAAGTTTTAAGAGAATATTATACACATATTGGTGGAGCACCAACAAGATTACAAGCAAGTACAAGATATATTGATTATTCTAAAGGAGAAGGTTTTGGTTATGTGACACCATCATCATTCAAAAAAAATGAAAATGTTGAATATGAATGGCACGGATTAATGGCATATATCAATGATCGTATAAGATTTTTTATAGAACATGGAGTTTCAGTCGAAGATGCAACAATGGCGTTACCATTAGCATATTCATCAAAAATGGTAGACAAGCGTAATCTTAGAAATCTTGTTGATATGAGTAGGCAACGTATGTGCAGTAGAGCATATTGGGAATACAGAGAGTTATTCAAAGACATTTGCAATGCATTAAGAGAATATTCAGATGAATGGAAGTGGATTGTAGATAATCTTTTTCATGCAAAATGTGATGAAGTTGGATATTGTACAGAAAGTAAGTCTTGTGGTAGAAAACCAAAGAGACAATAAATGTTCATTTTATAGGAGGTGATTAATATTAGAGATCCAAATAGATTATATAACTTTTACAACGAAGTAACCCGATTACACATGACATATATGCCTGATTGGAGAGTAGGACAATTTTGGATGAACTTTTTAGGTTGGGTACAGAATGAAAAGAAGTGTGATCCGTTCTTTCCAGAAGAATCAGAAATGCTTACATACTTAAAAAAATATTGTGGCGAGAAGGAGGATGTAAATGGATAAATTTGATATTGCTGCAAGAGTTAGAGAACTCAACAGCGCATCAGAAGCCTATTATAATTCAGATAATCCAATTATGAGTGATTATGAATTCGACTGTAAATATGACGAATTAAAGAGATGGGAAGAAGAAACGGGTATCGTATTATCAAATAGTCCAACGCAGAATGTTGGTGCAACGACTTTAAGTAGTATTAAGGAAGTTACTCATAAAACACCAATGCTTTCACTTGAAAAGTGTCACAGCACAGAAGAAATTATTAAATTTGCCAATAATCATAATCTTGTAGCTTCTGTAAAGCTCGATGGTTTAACTGTACGTCTTACTTATAAAGATGGTAATTTAGTTTTAGCAGAGTCCAGAGGGAATGGTGTAGTTGGATCTGATGTGACAGAACACGTTAAACAATTTACTAATGTTCCATTACATATTAATAAGGAAGGAACTTATATAATTGATGGCGAAGCATTAATTAAATTAGATGATTTTGCAGAGATTAACAAAAACGGAGAATATAAGAATAGCCGTAATTTAGCAGCAGGCACATTATCAAGTCTTGATACATCAGTTGTAAAAGATAGAAAATTATCTTGGTATGCTTGGGAAGTCGTAGAAGGTGCTAAAGAAAGCAAGTCATTTACATTTTCACTTATAGAAGCAGAAGAATTGGGATTAGATGTTGTTCCTAATGCTAATCTAGGATATTCAGAAATGGATATAGAAGAAATTATTGAGTATTGTTTTGATAAAGCAAAAGAATATAATCTTCCTCAAGATGGTGTGGTATTTAAGTTTGATGATGTTGAATATGGAAAGTCTCTTGGAAATACAAGTCATCATTTTAGAAATGGTATTGCTTATAAGATATTCAATGATTCAGTAGAAACAAAATTGGTAGACATTGAATGGACAATGGGTAAAACAGGAAGTTTATGTCCAACTGCTGTGTTCAATCCTATAGAAATAGAACAGACAATTGTTGAAAGAGCATCATTACACAACATTTCTGTAATGAAACAGATTCTTGGCAATCCTTGGATTGGACAGCATGTTGGTGTATTTAAGGCAAATCTCATAATTCCACAGATTCGATGGGCAGAGGAAGATGATGAGTATACAAAAAATTATATTGATATACCTCGTACATGTCCTATTTGTGGTCAGCCTACAAGAATTATCAAGGATAACGATTCAGAAGTTCTTTATTGTACTAATGAGGATTGTAAAGGACGATTACTTGGCAAACTTACACATGCTGTGTCCAAGTCGGCACTTAACATTGATGGTCTTTCAGAATCTACGATAGAAAAGTTTATTAATCTTGGTTGGTTAAATTCCATTAAGGATATTTATCATTTATCAAATCATGAAAACGATATGAAAACCATAGATGGATTTGGTAAAAAATCTGTTGAAAAACTTCTTAACTCTATTGAGAAATCTCGTAAAACAACTCTTGATCGTTTTCTTTACAGTTTATCAATTCCATTACTCGGTAAGTCAGCAAGTCAGGATATTGCTGAAAATTGTACAATAGAGAATACTTCAAGTATAGGTAATTTTATGCAAATTATGATTACTGATGGTGCAGAACATTTTAGAAGTATATCAGGTATAGGAGATAGCCTTATAAATTCTTTAAATTCGTATTTCAATATACATTGTTCAGAAATATTTGAACTAACAAAAGAGTTTAAATTTGAATCACCTATAGTCTTAGATGAAACTCCAAAAACATTACAAGGTAAAACATTCGTTGTAACTGGCTCAGTACATCATTACAAGAATCGTGATGAATTAAAAGCCGATATCGTTGTTCATGGCGGTACAGTCGTAGGATCTGTAAGTTCTAAAACATCTTATCTTATTAACAATGATATCAATTCCACATCGTCTAAAAATCAGAAAGCAAAATCGCTTAATATCCCAATTATTTCAGAAGAAGAATTTTTACAAATGATTAAGTAATTCAGAGAATATTCTATTGAGAATCGATCTCACAATAAAAGAAAGCAGGTGATAAAGATAAGTAAGGTAAGAAGATTAGTAGCAGGATCGCTATTAACTGCTTCAGCTTTAACTTGTATAGTCCCCTTGTGGGGACAAAATAATATACAAACTGCTAAAGCAGCACAGGAAGGTCAGTACATATATTCAAGAGTATTTACTGACTTAAAGAATAATCTTGAAAAAGAAAAAACTCAAAAAGAGTTAGAAGAAAAAGAAGCTATGGAACAAATTATCACTAGGGAATATGAGAGTTTAGAGAACGAAATTGAAGAATATTTGGAAAAATATACAGATTATCCTGTTCCAGATAATAAACCATTTAAATCCTATATGGACGCTGAAACTATTAAGGATAAAAGCTCAAAGCAATATGCTATGAAATCAACATTTCTTCTTGATTATAACACGGGAATATATATGATTGGTAATAGATATGCTTGTGCTTTAGGTTCATTCTACTCAACTGATATAGGAACTGAGTTTGATATTGTGCTTGAAAATGGAGGAGTTATTCCATGTATCTTAGCTGATGTTAAAGACGATGAACATACAGATTCTCTTAATCAATATACAGTTACAAATGGCTCAATTGTTGAATTTGTAGTACACACAAACACGCTTATTCCCAATATCTCAAATCGTTGGGGCAATACAGGAGATGTATCTAAGATAGATGGATTTGAAGGTGAAATAGCTTATATAAGAATTTATGAAAGGGAGTAGGAGTAACTATGTTAGAGACAACAGCAGTTATTACTTTAGATACGATTCAACGAGTTAAGAATTTTGTTGAAGTGGTTACGAAGTATGATGAAGAAATAACAATTAAGTCACACAGGTATGAAGTTAATGCCAAGTCGATTATGGCAATATTTTCCCTAAATCTACTTGAACCAATCAATGTGTGTCTATATTGTGATGATTCATTGGTGGTAAAAAGATTTGTTAATGATATGAAAGGATTTGAAAAGATAATATGATTATATTGGTAGGTAAATCTTGTTCTGGTAAAGATACGGTGGTTAAGGAATTAGCAAAGATGGGTTACAACAAAATTGTAACCTGTACTACACGACCACCAAGACCAGGAGAGATTGATGGAAGAGAATATCATTTTTTAAATAAGATGAATTTCTTAACCAAGATTAACTGTGGTAGTTTTGCGGAATACAGAATATATGAAACTGTATCAGGTGCTTGGTATTATGGCTCATTACTTGAAGATTATAAAAAATCTCATTCCGTAATTATTCTTACACCTGATGCTTTAGAAAAAGTAAGAAATAAAATTAATGAGAATGTAACGGTTATTTATCTTGAAGTGTCCAATAAAGAAATTAAACGAAGAATGCTGAATAGAGATGTTGATAAAACTGAATCTAAAAGAAGGTATAAGGCTGATAAAAAGGATTTTAGACATATATCTAAGAAAGTTGATTACATTGTACATAACGAAAATAGAACAGCTTTTGAGACAGCCTTAATATGTAAGGAGTTGAATGAAATTAAAGAAAAGAACAACAGAGAAAAATCAGAAGAAGGACAAGATCTATTGCAGTAATAGGACTTGTCCTTATATGGAATGTGTAAGGTATTATAAGAATATTCCATATAATGTGTTAATTCTAAGAGAGAATTATAAATTGGACAAAAATGATAAATGTCCAAATATATTATTAGATTGGGAGTGATGACATATAAAACTTTATTGTGATTTTGACGGAGTTATTGTAGATACGATTGCTGCAATATGTGATTTATATAATGAAGATTTTAAGTATTACAGTGATTATAAATATATTCTTCCAGAACAGGTTAAGACTTGGAATTTTGAAGAATTGAATTGTGCAAGTAGAGAATATATAAATACATATTTCAATCAGCAACGATTCTTTAATAAATTAAAATTTATGCCACAAGCTTATGATACTTTAAGAAAATTCGCCTTAAAAGGTGAAGTTATTATTGTTTCTTCTGGTTACAGCCCAAATCTTAGAGCAAAAGAAGAGTGGTGTAAAGAACATCTTCCGTTTTGTCAGTTTATAGGAGTTAATCTTAAAGAATATAAAGATAAATCTCATATAAATATGAATGGTGACTTATTTATTGATGATTCTGCACATAATCTTAAGACTTCTAACGCAGAGACAAAGATTTGCTTTGGTGAAATTTATCCTTGGAATAAGGAATGGAATGGCAAGCATTGTTGGGATTGGAATATGATTCATCAGATATATAAAGCAGAATTGGAGGATTAAATATGTTAAGAGAGACTACAGAAATTAACATGGATAATATTACTACTGGTGATTGCATTGAATTGTTTGAATGTAAGAATACGAGAGTTGTTATTAATGATGGTAATGTTATTGGATTTGAGGAGGAATAAATATTGAAGGTAATTAAAAGAGATTGTTCAGAAGTTAATTTTGACAAATCAAAAATCTCAACGGCAATTCTTAAAGCTATGAAGAATGGTTCAGGTATTGTGAAACCAAAGATTGCAGAAGACATTGCAAATGAGATTGAAGAAGAGTGTAAGGAAAAAGACGAAGTAAGTATCTCTGATATTGAATCAATGGTTTATGATAAATTGATTACTAAGAAGCAGAGACTTACTGCAAAAGCATATGAGGGATATAGAAGTATTCGTGAGTTTCAGAGAGAAAACGAGAATACAATTGATACAGAAATCACAGAATTGTTGAGTGGAGAAAGTGACTATTGGAATAACGAAAACTCTAATAAAAACCCAAGACTTAATACAACGCAGAGAGATTATTTAGCAGGAATTGTAAGTAAGGATGCATCAAGAAGGTATATTCTACCACCTGAGATAGTACAAGCTCATGATGATGGATTGATTCATGTACACGATCTTGATTATCTTATTCAGTATATGAACAACTGCTGTCTTATTAATCTTGAGGATATGTTACAAAACGGTACAGTAATTAGCGAAATACTGATTGAAAAACCACATAGTTTTTCTACAGCATGTACAGTTGCAACACAAATTATTGCACAGGTCGCTTCAAGTCAGTATGGTGGACAGAGTATATCTTTAGCACATCTTGCACCATTCGTAGATATTTCAAGACAGAAAATTAAAAAAGAAGTAGAACATGAGTTATGTGACATTGCTAATACTTTTTTAGAAGGAAAAGAATTAGAGAACGTAATCAATAAAATTGCGGAAGAACGCTTGAAAAAAGAGATTGAAAAAGGTATTCAGACAATTCAGTATCAAATCACAACGCTCATGACAACTAACGGGCAAGCTCCATTTATTACATTATTCATGTATCTCAACGAGGCACATAATCAGAGAGAAAAAGATGATTTAGCTATGTTAATTGAAGAGGAACTTCGCCAAAGTTATCTTGGTGTAAAGAATGAAGAAGGTGTTTATATTACACCTGCATTTCCAAAAGTTATTTATGTTCTTCAGGAGGACAATATTCATGAAGAAGATAAATATTGGTATCTTACTGAGATGGCAGCTAAATGTTCTATGAAGAGATTAACTCCTGATTATATCTCAGAAAAAATCATGAAAGAGATGAAAGATGGTAACTGTTATCCTGTAATGGGGTGTAGAAGTGCTTTAACAGTATGGCATGATGAAGATGGTAAACCGAAATTCTATGGACGTTTCAATTCTGGTGTTGTAACTGTATCATTGCCAGATATTGCATTATCATCAGGTGGAGATTTCAATGAATTTTGGCGTATATTTGACGAACGTACAGAGTTATGTCACAAAGCATTAAAGATTAGACATCAGAGATTACGTGGAACAAAGTCAGATGTTGCTCCTATTCTTTGGCAACACGGAGCATTTGCAAGACTTAAAAAGGGTGAACCTATTGACAAACTACTTTTTGGTGGCTATTCAACTTTATCCCTTGGTTATGCAGGGCTTGCTGAATGTGTTAAGTATATGACTGGACATTATCATTGTGATGAAGGTATTGGAGAAAAATTCGGTCTTGAAGTAATGCAAGCATTGAATGATAAATGCTCTCAATGGAAAATAGATGAAAATATTGATTACAGCTTATACGGAACTCCATTGGAGGCGACTACGGAAAAGTTTGCAAAAAAACTTAAAGAGAGATTTGGCATTATTGAAGGAGTTACAGATCGTACATACATCACAAATTCTTATCATATCCCAGTATTTATACATATTGATGCCTTTGCGAAGCTTCGTATTGAAGCTAAATTCCAAAGATTAAGTCCAGGTGGAAGTATTTCATATATCGAGTGTCCAAATATGGAGAATAATATTCCTGCTGTACTTGAAGTAATGAAATTCATTTATAACAATAATATGTATGCTGAATTAAATACTAAGAGTGATTATTGTCAGAAATGTGGATGGAGTAAAGAAATCAAACTTATTGATGAAGGTGGTAAGTTAATTTGGGAGTGTCCTAATTGTGGCAATAGAGATGTAAGAACTATGGATATTACTCGTAGAACTTGTGGATACAAAGGTACGGCACGCAATGGATGGAATCAAGGTAGACTTGGTGATATTCATGATAGAGTACCACATCTTGACGACATTGAGGAGGAATAATATGAGATATTCAAGTATGCGTAACCTTGATATTTCAAATGGAGAGGGAGTAGGAGTCTCCCTCTTCGTTCAAGGTTGTCCATTTCACTGTTTTGGTTGTTTTAATTCTGATACATGGGACTTTAATGGCGGTAAGGAATGGACAGAAAAAACAAAAAACAAATTCATGAAACTTATTAATAGACCATATATCAAGCGAATATCTTTCCTCGGTGGTGAGTGTTTAGCTGAACAGAATCTCGATGAAATCTTATCTTTAATCAAACAAGTCCGCAATTCTTTTCCTAAGAAAACTATCTGGTTGTATACAGGGTATTCTTATTCAGAAATCTTTCGAGGACAATCGTTATGTTTATCTCAAGAAGGATTAAATAATTTTAAACGCAGAGAAATCATTAAGTTATGTAATATCGTGGTTGACGGAGAATATATAGATGAGCAAAAAGACCTTACATTAAGGTGGAGGGGTTCGAAAAACCAAAGAGTTATTGATGTAAAACAATCTCTTGCTCAGAACAAAATGGTTTTGTATTGCGAGTAATTAAGGAATAATTATGAATGATAAAGAAGCATTAGAAAAATTAAAAGCATATCTTAAATGCCAGAAAAGACAAGTTAAGGGTATTCATGAAGATTGTAATAATAAGAAATGTGACAACTGCGATTTATGTTATATACAAGGAACTACAGGTGAACATATTGAAGCTATTGAATCAGCAATACAGTCACTTGAAAACCATAAAAGGGTTATTAAAAGATTGAAAAAAGAGTTAAAGCTTGCCGAAGATGTAGAGAAAAGAGCCGTTAAAGAAAATCCTTTGCAGTTTGATCGTGTTAAAGGATATGCGGTAGGTATTTATAATGCATTAGAATTTGTAAAAAATGGTGGTAAGGAAGAATAATGAATAAAACAGATGTTCAAAAAGGTAAAATGGTCTATTATGCTCGAATGCTCAAACCAGTAGGAATATATGAAGTATGTGATTTATATGTAAGGACAGTTAGAGATGATTACTTCGTTGGAACAGATAAGCGTGATAAACATGCTTATCTATTTTCTTACAATAAGCTAGATAAGACAATATTTAAGACAAGACAAGAGTGTTTAGATACTGTCTTAGAAGCAGAAAAGAACGCCCCTAAAGTAAGTGATGAACAAGAGTATGAGGAATATTAGGAGGTGATTATAAATATGGGTGAAAAATGTATATTTAAAGATGAAACTGGTAAAAAATACGGGGAATTAACTGTTATTAAGAGATGTTACGAACAAGAAAACGGGAATGGAGCAAAATGGTTATGTAAATGCGACTGTGGAAATATGACTGTTGTATCAGGTGGTAATTTACGAAGAGGTACTACAACTTCTTGTGGATGTAAAAGCATACAAACAAGAGATAATTTTTTAAAGAAAATAAAAATCAAATATAAGACCTCATTCTTCACAAAAGATAATTGTCTAATAGGTGTTACATCTCAAGGAGATGAATTTATTCTTGATCTAGATGATTATGATAAAGTAAAAAATTTTACATGGAGAGTATCTAGCAATGGTTATATTGTTACAACTAATAATCAAAAAGTGGTTTTATTACACAGGTTAATAATGAACCCAAGTGAAGATTTAATCGTAGATCATATTAATCACAATAAAAAAGATAATAGAAAATTAAATTTAAGAATATGTACATCATCTAACAACAATATGAATAAATCAAAACTATCGTCTAATACAAGTGGCGTAACGGGTGTTATATGGAATAAACAGTATGGATGTTGGGTATCTCAAATTGGTTTAAACAATAAAACGATTATTCTTGGATATAATACTAATTTTAATAATGCTGTAAAATTAAGAAAAGAAGCCGAGCAAAAATATTTTGGAGAATATTCTTATGATAATTCTATAAGGAGATTAATCAATGAGTGACTATCTATTAAAACATTATAAAGGAAAATATAGATTAAAAGTACCAATTGATATATCAACGAATGATTTTCCCAAAAAAATAAATGGTAATTATGAAAATATTGATTGTTATATTGATTGTATGAATGATATTAAAATTTTTTATTATGGACATAGTATATTACAAGCTTACATTCCTTCTATCGGAAGAGGACATAACATTCTTAAAAATCTTGAAGAAACGGGCGAATCTCTGATATTTGACATTGAAGAAACGGATTCTGAAATACTTTTTAAATTCAAATGTGTTAATTCTGATTTAATTATTCCCTTATTAAAACCTAAAATTAGTGGTGCAAATATATCTCCATTCAGTTTAAAGAATTTACCTAAAAATAAAGACTTTAAAATCCCAGAAGATAAATTGACACAGTACAAAGAAATCGTGTCTAAAATTCCTCCTGAGAAGCTTTTAACCCTAAGTAGAATGACACATTCTTATTTACAAACTTTGATTACAAAGAAGACTCCGTGGGAGAATATTAAAGCAGATATGAGACTCAAATGTGTTAAAGGTAAGGAATATATCTACATGATTGACAAATGGGACGAATATCTCAAGTATCTTGAAGATGAAATTAAGGAGATGTAGCGATGAGTGAAGTAAGAAGAATTAAAGTTAATAAATCTGTAACCAAAAATAAGTTGCTTGATTACGGATTTAGATATAAGGAAAATGGTGATTATAGATTATATGTTCCTGTATATAAATGGAACGATAAAACAACCGTATATGCGTATTTCTATGTAAATATGGAAGAGAATATTTTTACTTATGATATTCAGTCAGAAGGTTCTACATATTACCCATACTATAATGAAACAAATAGTGAAGTGAATAGGATAATAACAGAGAATATCAATACAGAAATAATAAAACTAATCAAGAAAGGAATTTTAAAAGCGTATGAAAATAATTAATATTAAGAAAACAGATGAGAATGCAAAGATTCCTACATATGGTAGTGAATTTGCAGCAGGTGCAGACTTATATGCAGCAATACATAACGAAGAAAATAAGGTAGAGATTCTTCCTGGTGAAACAGCTTTTGTTGATACTGGGATTGCTATGGAGATTCCAGAAGGATATGTCGGTCTTATTTATGCCAGAAGCGGATTAGCTTGTAAACAGGGTTTAGCTCCTGCCAATAAGGTCGGAGTGATTGATTCAGACTATCGAGGTAATATTATGGTTGCACTATATAATCAGAGTAATGAAGTAAGAACGGTATCTGAAGGTGATAGAATTGCACAGATTATTATTCAGCCAGTAGAACAGTTTGGATTTAAGGTGAAAGAAAATCTCAGTGATACAGTTAGAGGAAATGGTGGCTTTGGTAGTTCAGGAAAGGCATAAATATGGAAAATAAGGTTTTAAGCCAAAAAGATTTATATGACATTCTTCCTTTTGGAAAAACTAAGATAAAACAACTAATAAAATCAGGAGAATTACCACTAATGAAAATTGGCAATGATTATATAACGACATTTTCTATATTAGAAGAATGGATCAAGGAACATATCAATGAAGAAATATATTATTAATCATTGAAAAAATAGGGCAGACATATTATGATTAAGTCATAATTGTACTGCCCTTATATTGATGTAAAAGAAAGGTGTGATAATTATAAATAGTATCAATATATCGGCAACTATTAATAATATGAATATAATGCAACGAAAAGATGATAGATTTGAAGCTAAAATTACTATCAATGGTATTAGAAAAAGCTTTTACGGTAATACAAAAGTAGAAGTAAAAAATAAGGTTAAATCCTATCTTCAAAAAATTAATAATGGGTTTAAAGAAACAAAAAAAATCAAGTTAAATGATTATGTGGAATATTGGCTAAGTAATTATAAATTTGGAACAATTGAAGGCTCTAGTTACACTAGGTTATACAGTGTATATCAACATCAAATTAAACCTTATATCGGCAATAAATATATCTGTGATATTTCATCACAAGATATTGATACCTTTATTAAGGAATTTGCCAATCCACCATTAAAATCAGGGAAAAAACCTTTAGCCTTATCTGGATTAAAAAAAATTATACAATTATTAAACCCATGTTTCGAAACGGCAATTAAAGAAAAAATTATATTTAACAATCCATGTAGCGACATTAAGCTACCGACAGAAAGTTATCTTGTTATTAAAACTAAAGAACAGTTTTCTCTAACAGATAACCAGTTAGAACAATTTAAAAAAGAAGCTGTATCCAAATACAAAACAATAGATGAATATAAAGGAAGAGACTTCTTAGTTTTGATCATTATGTTGAATCTAGGGTTACGAACAGGCGAGGTACTTGCATTAACATGGGATGATTTTAATTTTAAAAATAATATAGTTAAAATTAATAAAACAATACAGACAAAAGTTGCATTAGATTCGCAATGCAAAAAACAGAGTTTAGCTTTAAAAAATTCCACAAAAACTGTCGCAGGTGAAAGATATCTAAAACTTAATGAAAATACTTTACATTATATTCAAGAACTAAAACAATACGACATAAGAAACAACATAAATAGTGATTATTTTTGTTGTTGTAAAAATAATACAAGACAATGTGCAAGAAATCTTCAACGTAGTCTTGATAGATTAACACGAAATATTAAATCGGATGAACATATAACATTACACACTTTAAGACACACATTTGGTTCAACATTATTAAGAAATGGTGTAGGAATTGAAGTTGTAAGTAAGTTATTAGGACATGCTAATATAACCATCACATATAATAAGTATATTCATGTAATTAAAGAGCAAGAAGCAATAGCAATGAATATGGTAAAAGTTTGCTAAATAGTGTCGTCAAAGTGTCGTCAAAACAAAATAATACATTGGGAAGCCAGTAAAATCAAGGGATACAAGAGTTTGACGAAAGGTTCGACTCCCCTCTGGTCCATAGGAAAAAGGGAGTGAGGAAGCGTGAGCTTCT